GCTCGGAGACCTTAAACTGAGCAATAGAAGAACATAAACTTTGGATCTATTACTATGATCCCTGATGAAGAAAATGGAGGAATTCATAATGATTAACAATATTACTGTAAAGTACGTAGACTCCGTAACTAAGGTTACTATAAAGAAAGAGATTAATTTCAGAGATCTTTTCGGAAAAGAGGATATTTCAAAGATTTCTAAGTATGGAATTATTCTCGCTACCGTTAACTTTGAAAAGAACTGTAAGACAATTAGGCGTAGAGCATTTTTTAGAGGTGGATTGAATAAGGATTTGATGTACTATATCCTGACTGCTTCTGAAAATAGTATTTTGATTAAATTTAGTGAAAAGTTTGAAATTAATCTGATGAAATATTCCAACATCGATTTCATGGATGAAATGTTAAGCTACTGGGATGTTAATGATGAACAAGAACTCGTTAACTATTATCGAGAAACTTTGCCTGTATTTGAATATAAGAGAACTTTTGCTGAAGTCTTGGCTACTCTCGTATCTTATTCAGATTATTGGGATAATCTTCAGTATTGTCTTAAGTATAATGATATTGAAGATACTGAAATTAAAATTAGTAAATCGTATTTTAAGAAGCAGGGTGATAATTTATATACGATAACATGTTGTTACAAAAACGAAAATTATGAAGGGTATATGACTGTCGTTGTACAAGAATGTAAAGCAATTAAAATGCTTTTTAATAATTATAATAGTGGTGCTATTATTATTGATAATCATGAAATTGGAATAGTTAATGAAAATCCTTGTCCGGATCCCATTGGTCAAGGACAGAACCTCTTGACTGTTTTGATTTTGGCCATGTTTTTGTCTAACGATGGTGTTTGGTGGAAGTAATCTGATATAATATAACAAAAGAAGAAACGTGTTATTGCCAAGCACGTTTTCTTTTTTGTTTGTTAGCTTGAACTTTAATATAAATGACTAGAAAAGGAGGATTAATTATGCCTAAAACGTATAATAATACATTTATTTATAGCAAATTTCCATACGAAGAAAACATATTTAGATTCCTTATCAATGCTAATCGTATTGATAAAGACACTGATAAGTTTGAAGATATTAAGTATGAATTCAAAAAGAGACAGATCGATAATAGTCTCTTGAAAGTTCTTATGTCTAAGAACGTTATTCTTTGCTTATCTGAATCTATGCCCTTGAATACACAATTTAGAGTTATTTGTGCAAGGGATCCTAAATTTAAATCTAATACAGATTATAAGATTTTTATCGACTGTACTGGTCTTATTACGTTAGATAAGAGTGGTAATTATAAATGCCGTAGTATTGATATCTTAGTTTCTCATATCGTAAATGCTATGGTAACAATGATTTATCATAAAGCCGAGAATCAGATTCTTTCTACACAATTGATTTCTGATACAATGGAAGCTTTTGCTAATCTATTTACTCATGTAATTGATTATCTAGCAAAGATTTCTGTAATTCCTTCTTCTAAATCTAAATGTCAGTTCTTGGCTTGTATGTACTTTACTGAGAATATTATCCAGAAAGATTTCAATAATAACTTTCAACATATTGCCGGTAAGATTACTAATCTTTCTGAAAGAGAACAAGAAATGATAATGACTCAGTGTGATGAAGAAGATTTTGATAATATCAAGTCTTTTGTTTCTAAACTTGCTACACTTATTAAAGTACCTGGAATTAAAGTAGATAATGTATTAGATAAATGGATGTATCTATACGGCTCTAATACAGTATTCTCTCTTGAATATTATCCAGCACTATCTGCAATGTTAACAGATGCATATTGCGGTGCATATATTAACAATCAGAAAACTATCGAAAAGGTGGTAGGAAATACTTTAGTAAGTTATACTAAGAATGTTATTGCTAAAGGTGGGACGTTAGTATGAGTAAATATATGGAAGATATACAAGGTAAGATTGTATCTAATCCAATTAATGAAACTAATACTAAATATCCATATATTGAGAAAGAAAATAATATACGCCCTGGCGACAAATATTCTATAGATACTCAATATATGTATAATGATAACGAACCAGTGAGTGATATTGATACAACTTACTATGCTGATTATAGAAATAAGATTGAAGAACTTAGAAAGAGAACAGAAAGTACTTATGAAGCTCTTGAATCTTGTTTAGTTCCAGTAGAAATTCCTGGAATGTCTTTTCAACCGTTTGAATATGTACAGACTGAATTAGATAGCGGAGAAGTTGTTGAAGAAAGAGTTAAGTCATTTACTTATTTTTTTCAAGATCATTTATCTCCTATCGGTATTCAATCTGATACTGGAGAAGGTTCTATTCAAGAATTTGTTTTTAGAACAAATAAAGTTAAGTTTATTGATGACAGACATAGACGTCTTATTTATGATAGAACTATTCATCTTATGAGTCTAAAAGAAGATGAAGACAATAATGTAACATTTAGAGAAATGATTAGAAATACATTTACTGAATATAGTGATAAATATAAAACATACTATTCATTGATCAAAGATACAAATGCTGTAACTATAAACTATAGTGATATTATCAGCAATATTTTGTCTAGCATTGCTGATGGAACAGATAGTTATACTGTAATTGATAATAATGGCAAAGAAAAGAAAGTTAAATCTGATGCTGATTTTGATTATCCATTATTAAGTGGTCAAGATATAGATACATTTGTTCCAAGTACATTGTATAATCTATATAATCTTGGTTGGGTAAATGCAGCTATGATTTACTTAAATGGATTATCTATAGAATGGACAAAAATTCTTATATCTGTAGATAATATAGATACGTTTATCATTATAACAAATCTACCTAAATCTGGGCTTGATTTGATTGACGATAGTAAAGAGATATATTTAGATTATATTCACATTCCATTTAAAGTACAATATATCATCGGTTCTGTATATAATAATAAAAATCCATATTATGATAAGTATGTAACAAATGGTAATATCAATAAACCAATTATATTTGTTATTGATAAGACATCTTTATCTATGAGATTTACTCATATAGATTCTGATCTTTATAGATATAATACAGGATATAATTTTGACAAGATAATATGTGTAGATGACAATATAAAGTTTATGGAATTTACTTTATATGATAGTGAAGATAGTGATCATCTTATTGATGCTGGTATTAATTACACAAAGTCATTTAAGCAATTTTGTGATAATGATTATAGATGTAAATTAAAACAGTTTAATTTTTTAGGATTTGAGTTAAATAGATATGATGACTCTAATAAAAACGGAACTTTAAAGAATGATGACTTTACAATAACTTGGCATCCATTTAATATTATGGATGTTAGATTTAAGCGTCTATTTAATAGATCAAGAGTATTTAAAGTGTTCTATAATACAAAAGTATTATACGATCAAGATAATATCTTGAGAATTAAAAATCATGATAGAATTTCTGATGAATATGAGAAATATAGAAAAGACGTAACTGCTAATATTGAAACTTATTTAAATGAAATTTATATTCTAGCTAAGAAAGATATTGGTACTTATATAGCTAATAATGGTGTTATGTATGGTTATAAATATCATTATGTAACTCCATATGAATGTCTATTATTATATAATGCTATAAGTGAAGTTAACGGTGATAATAAAGTTTCATTTGATGATTTCAGAAATATAAATGTATCTGGAATAAAGATGGATCCAAATAAGTTTAAATCTGTAATGAATCCTAAATTAGTTGCTAATAAAGATGGTAAATGTGTTTGGACTATTCCTGTAAGTGAAACTATAAAAGAATGTCCAGCTGTTAAAATAGTTGATATGACTACAGGTGATATTGTATTGGCCGATATTGATTATATCCAAGATACAAATGAAATAGCTATTACTATGTATAAAGATGGTAATAATATTCCTGAAAATACTTATAAAGTTACTATATATTATGCAGATATTATTAAAGGTAATCCAGCATTTGCAAAATCAAATACAGGCATATATATTTGGTATGAAACTATTGTTGGTAATGTAAAAGCTGTAGCTGTATATGAAACAAAAACAAATCAAGTTGTATTAGCTGATGTTGAATCTTACCCTAGAGTAGATGGTAAACGCACTAGAATAAAAGTTACTCTTCATACAACAGAAGAAATTCCAGCAGATAAATATAAGCTTGTAATCAATATTAATAAAGTCGATGAACATAGTTTCTTAAATTATATTAATGGTGGATTTATAGCTGTTCCTAAAGATGAAGATAGTATATTTGCAGAAAAGATTAATGAAAAAGATATCTATACTGGTGGCGTATTAAATTCTAATATTAGAGAGTACTTTAATAATATTATGAAATTAACTGGAGCTACTTTACCAGATATTTTAATTCCTATAGATGATGAAAGACGAGATGATCTAACTCAACCTAATGATATATTCTATAATTATGAGGGTGATAATAAAGGTAAGATTGTTCCTTATACACCAATAGCAAATGAATTTAATCTAACTCAAGAATATGATGATGTACAGTATGATAAGTTAAAGATTAGATTTGAATTAGCATATCTTAATAATATGGAAGAAGGAGCTACTCCAGTAGATGAATTCATATATTATTTCGATAATGATAATGTAGCAAATCTAGATAAATATCCAGTTACGAATAGTTACGTTGATCGTCAGACAGCAAATATTTTAAATGCTATTGCAAAGAATATTTTCAAATACGATCCTAAATTAGTAGCTAATTCTATTTATAAAATGAATTATGCTGCTGATTATATTATTCCTAAATCTCTAGGAAGCATGTCTAGAGAAGATTGTATTGTTACATCAAATGAACAATATCCTGTACACTATGATTATAGATATGACCCTAAGTTTTATTATAATTATGGATATCGTACAGAAGATAATAAACCACATAGATTACAATCTGAATGGGGTTTAAGAAGAAATCTTCCAGAAATGTTCTATTGGAGTCTTGATGAAAAAGAATATACAATAGATAGTATGCATTTACTAGATGAAGTGTTTAATTTTACTTATGACTTTAATAAGACATATGAAGAGAATTTAAAAGAAGGATTAAATTATGTTATCGGTTATGACGCTGATAAAGTAGAACAATCTATAAAACGTAGCATTGTTTCTATTACAAGAACTGGTGCTGAATTAAAGAAGATTCAAGCTAGTCATCCTTATGTAAGAATTACATCTTTAAATAAGAATAAGGTAATGACATTTATAAAGAATAAGAATAGAAAGATTTTGTTTGATAATATAAAATTCATTGTAACTCTTAATAGTAGTTATGGTGATATTGTTGATATAAATACATTTCAATATATAGATGAGAAGGGTATTAAAAGATTTGTATCCAAAACGGCTAATATTAATATGAAGTATGGAGATCAGGTAAATCCTACCATTACAAAAGCTTCTGGAGTATATGCATTTAAAGATGTAGATAAGAACTTTACTCAGGTATATGATAAAGTAAAATACAATAGAATAACAGAAATGATTGAATTGTATTATAATAATGAACTCGTTATAACAACTCAAGTTGATGAAGTGCACGATAATTCGAAGATTGAGCTTTCTAGATGGAATATTAGCAAACAAGAAAACTACGTAATGATCTTTAAGAATAGAGAGCTTTATGATAGATATCATAGTATTGAATATACAGATATATCATTCATAGTGGATTTTAATAAAGATCAGATTGTAGATACAGATGAATTTGAATTTGTATTTTTCTTAAATGCTAATAATACTATTATGAAAAAACTTTGTGAGACTAATGATGATTTAAAATTAAGTGTACCATCTGGTTATTTTTCTAATTCTGTTAATAAGATAAGAACTGATAATTATGGTAATTTAATGGATAAAGGTCTATACGAAGGATTAACTGGAACTGTTGATTTAGATTGTGCTATTGCATGTGATACAAGTATTATTGATGCTGAAAATGTTCAATTACTTGTAAATACAATGCCTGTTAATAAAGATGATAAATGGACGGTTGACAATGTTGATAATACAGCGTATGAATTATCATATAAAATGAAATCATACAAAGCCGAAACCTCTATGGCTTATAATAATGAAAAGTTTATTATGCATTTAGAAGATGATAATAAATTAAATGGTCTTCATCGAGTTACAAAACAAGGTGGAGGAGAATATTTCTTATTATTTGATGGTACTGTTCCTAAAAATGATGGTACTACTGATGGTGGTGTACATGTTAAACCTGGTGGCGGAGGAACAAGTGGTATTACCGGTATTGGTCTAATGGCATTTGCTACTCAAAATGTACGTTCTATTGAATTTAATGGTACTATGGAAGGATGGAATAAAATTTCTAAAACCTTACCTTGGATTAGAGATGCTACTAATCTTAATAATGGTGGTGGTATTAAATGTACTGATGGTAATATAAAAGTTAAACCTGAAGAAACTCAAAATGGTAGTGTATAAGAGAGGAGGAATATAGATGCAAACTTTATATTGTGGTACTACTGACTTTAGTTCTGTAGATAGACACGATAGTCAAATTACTATATATGGCGATGATAAAGATTCTACAGTAAGAAAATCATTTATTGAAAATTTAGCTAAGTCTTTAGACGGATTATCTATAATAGAAATGAAAGAAATAACTGTAATAGAAGAATATGCTTTGTCTAATCTACAAGTAAGTAAGTTTAAACTTATTCTTCCTGATACATTAACTACTATAGGAAAATATGCATTCCAAAACTGTACAGCTATGAATGATATTGTAATCCCAGCATCTGTAACTAGTATTGGCGAAGGCGTGTTTTATGGATGTGCATCTTTAAATAATATTTATTTTAAAGAAGATACTAAAATTACTTATATTCCAGAGTTGTTCTGTTCTGGTGGTGGTTTTAATACTATAGGAATAGAATATAATGATGGTACAAGAACTGAGCATGACAAAATAGAATTTCCAAAATCTATTACTAAGATTGGTAATAATGCATTTTATAATTGTGGATCTATGGGACATACATTAGTAATTGGAGATAATATAACTACTATTGGTGATTATGCTTTCTTTGGAACTACTATTGACGTTATAAAGGTTGGTAATGGTATTAACACTGGTTCTGACCAAAAAACTGAAGATTTTGATGATGGCAATTATGATACAGATAGAGATATTGCTGTTCCTTATACATTATACTTATCATCAAAACGTCAATTTAGATATAAGTATTTTGTTGCTGAAAAAGATATGGATCCTGGCACTATATATCTAATGAATAAGAAAGAGTATGAGGAAACTGATGAAAAGACTTATACTTATAAAACAGATGATGATGACTTTAAGTTCTGCTTACAGAATTCTCATTTAATGATCTTTAAAAATGGTTTGTTATTACCAAAATCTTTCTACTATTTACATTCTATTATCAATACTCCAATTACAGACGTAGGTGTTGTATTTAATGTTCCTATAAAGACTGGAGATAGAATTGATATATTCTATATAACTAATGATCTTAAGCATATAGATACAGAATACTATGATGAGAAAAATAAAGAAAGATATATTAAAAATGGTGATATTGAAGTAAGTAATAAGGAAAGTGAATATCGTGTAATGGGTAACCAATTATATGAGAACAACACTTCTAGAACTAACTATATTAAATTACGTTCTCCTTTATATGCTATTTCTAGTAAACATTCTGTATTTGTATTTCTAAATGGTAAGAAAGTAAGATTAGATGAACTTGAAGATATATCTGATACTATAATGAGTGTAAATACAGATTATAGTACTTATAATCCAGAGATGAACGCTGCTATACTAGAAGTGATGAATCACTTAGATACACAAGATATTATTGAACAGATGTATATTAATGATGGTTTAAATCATGATACAAACACATCAAGTCAATTTAATAATACTGATAATAATAATGTATATAAATCTACAAAGTTAGTATCTTCTGTAGATCTTACTAAATTAGAAGCGTATGCTAAACGTACATTATTAGATGATATTCTTAATGATCTATCTGATACTAATTTAAATAAGTTATTCTATAATTATGATACTGCTAAAGGACCTATGACATTATATAATAAGAGTAATACTAATGAACCTGATTTTATTAATAGAAATGATGTAATTGCAAGTATAGTAGATAAATATTATACTAGTGGTGAATCTTATATTGATGAAAAATTAGATTTATTTGAAGTTCCTAAAGCAAGTGGTGTTGTAGAACAAGACAATACAAACGGTACTCTATATTATCTTGGTGATGATATTAAAGCCCCTGAAACTAGTACTGAAGAATAAAAATATTGAGGGATAGCATAAGGCTATCCCTCAGTTTATTTCAACAATCTAATAATATTGGAGTAATGATCTCTTATAGGGGATGTACTCAGAAAGGAGTTAATATGATCACTACAATTTTGACAGTTGCAGAAACATCTAAAAATGATTATGTTAATGATGTCAGTCAATATTCTGATTTAATTCATACATACGGTGCATCTGCTGTTATTATTGCTGTTTTCTTGATTATTGTGTTATCTATTATTGGATATACTTTACATAATAATCAAAAAACTAACAACCAAATTATTAAACAACAGCAAGAGCTTGTTGATATGCTTTTAAAAAACAAAGAAGAAAAGGAGGAAGAGACCAATGATAGGCAAGTAAAACCTAGAGAACCTGATTTAGTACAAGTATTTTTAAATATAAATTCTAGTTTAAAAGACGTACTAAAAGAATTATCTGATGATATTGGTACTAGTCGAATAGCTATATATGTATTCCATAATGGTGTATATAGTTCTCATGGTTTACCATTCTTTAAAACATCTTGTATATGTGAAGTTGTAGAAAAGAATTGTGGGGTGATTAAAAATATTAAATCACATACAGGCTTACCATTGCAAATGTTTGATAATAGTATTTCATATATTTATAAGAATGGTAAAATGAGTATATGTGATGTAGATATAGATACTGATGAATTAGTTCATGATTCACCAGTTCTTTCTGGTATGTTAAAAAGTAATAATATTAGATCTGCCAGTGCTATAGCTGTATACGATCATGATAATAATATTCTTGGTATTATTCTTGCTGAGTTTACTGATAAACATGACAAAGAATTTTTATCTTCTGTTGAAAATAAGCTTATTGATAAAGCACCAACGTTGTCTCCAATTCTTGAGTATTCAGGAATTTATAATACAACTAATAAATAAGGTATACCTCCACAATTGTAGATGAGGTTTTTGCCTCATCTACATAACTTTTTTCGACTGTATACTATAAAAGTGTTATAGAGACAAGATTATATTTAATCTTGCAATCCACACCCGAAAAGTAAAAAGAAAGAAGAAAGAAATGAGGTTATTTATTATGTCAAAGAAAACTTATTTTACATTGATCGGAATTATTATATTTACGGTCATAATGTTATTAGGATTTGTACTTAGTACAGTATTTACTGCTGAGAAGATTGATAATAAAGAATTTATCGAAGCAGAGGCACTTACTATTGTTACAACTGATTCAGAAGCAGAAGTATTAGACCAAAAGATTGTGCAGTATACCGAGATCGCATATACAACTACTACAACAGAAACTACTACTGTTGCAACAACATCTACAGATTCCACCACTGTAGAAACAACTATTCCTACTACAACAACTACAGAAGCAGTTGTAGAGGATTGTTATTACTTCTATCAAGATAGTATGAGGGTACACACTGCGGATTGTCAGTACGCAGATCCGTCTTGTATGGAAGCTATTTATGGTGATTATATAGATACAGCCAGAAAGTGTCAAGTATGTAATCCAGATATTACAATTGGTGAAGAATATATTCCACCTAAACAAGAAGCATCAGTACAGCAAGTGTCTTCTAATAATAGTGGAAATAGAAACTATACAGTATCTGAAATGACATATTATTCTGGTGGCTATGGGTGCTATGGTGCATCGGGTAGAACGTTAATTAATAACTACTCTGTTGCTTGTAATAGCATTCCTTTAGGAACTATCGTGTATATTAAATCGTCAGATGGTTCTATTGATGGTACTTATAGAGTAGATGATACTGGTGCTATGGGAGGTCATGTAATCGATATTTTCTATTCTAACTACAGCAATGTTCCTAGTTCATTCCGAAATCTTGGACGTGTGTCATGTGAAGTCTGGATTGTAGGATAAAAATGAACTAGTTCTCTATAACAACACTTTGAAATAAGAGTTGATCTAATCTTCTCTTATTTTTTATATTATATTTAAGAAGGTATACAAAAGCACCATACCATTTAAGGTATGGTGCTAATGTTTTAACCTTTATCTTCAGTAGATTGATCATCATTTTCTTTTGTTTGATCACCAGTTGTATCATCAGAAGAAGTGCCTTTTGCATCATATACAACTAGTAAACGATCCATATCAATAATAGCTGTAGGTTCAACGCTAACTACATCAAGACCTTCGAGAGCAGCATCGATAGTCTTTGCTGCTTCTACAGCATCATTAATAGAGAACTGTACAAGCTTTACTTGAGGCTTTGTAATAGTAGACTTAGCATCATCATAAAGAACAACAGCAATATTATTATGACCGTTAAAAGTCAGCTTAATAGAAGAGAACTTTTCTACAGTAGCTAACTTTGCATTTACCTGCTTTTCAATCTCAGAAATATCAGCACGACCAATATTAATAATAAGACTTTTCATTTATAATTACCTCCAATCATTCTTTAAAAAGAATAATCATATTCTTATCATCTAGCATAAAACTGTCATATGGTTCCAATCCCCAATCCTTATCATTATCTAATCTATCGAATATACTAGTCAATAAACGAGATCCAGAATATGGATCTGCTGGATTAGGAACGATCTTAATTCTTGGATTAGTACCAGCTTTGTACTCAAAAAGAATAATGTACATATATTCAGAAGGACGACAAATAGAAATAAACGACTTTTCATCTAGTTCCATTTGTTTTAATTCTTCATTAATGATCTCTTCTGTTTTGATCATACTTTGTGATCCTCTGATAACTCTTACACCAATTTCAGGAGTTTCAGAACCAGCAGAATCTTCTTTCTCAGCAACAAGCATATACTTTCCATCATCCAAAGCTTTAATAAGATCTGCTAACCAAGTAACAGAAGAATCTTTTCCAATCTTATAGATTGCTTCATTGATCTTAGTTTCATTGTCTTTTTCATTTCTAGACATTGGAATTAAGTATACTTGCTTCATTAGGATTTACCTCCTTAAATAACAGTAGTTATATATCATCATCTTTATTATAAAGTTTCGATATAAAATTAAAAAAAATAAAATGATAATGGGATCTCTTATTTATAAGAGATCCCATTAAATTTTAGAAACTTATCTTTTCTAAATTAGAGAGGCATTCTTCTGTTTCTCTAATTGTGTCTGAAGTCAAAGCCTCAGACATTTCTTCTATTAATGTAGCTACAAGCTGGAAATCTTCAGCCTTTGTAGCCGCATTCATTTTTTCTATTATTTCATCAACTGTGTTCATTATTTCCTCCGATAGGATGTTGAATCTTTATAACTGTTTTACAGTATCCTATATTCATAATTATAATATATAAATAAGTTATAGCAAATTATCAATAATACACATACCAATCTCTAGCATCTAAATCTTCTTGAGAAGGTTTCCAATCTTTATAGTGTCCATTTTCTTTTATTTGAATAATTTCTTCTTCTTTTGTTATAATCTTACCAGACTCATCTAAATCTTTATAATGCCGTTTAATAATTATAATAAATTTATCATCTTCCCAACACTTTCTTGCACAAGCATCATTTAAACTAATAAATTCGAGTGCAGTTCTAAACTTAAAACCAATAGGAATATATGTGTACTTATCTCTATTATTTTTAATATGATCTGGAATATCAAAATATGAATTACAACATTTCTTCTTCATATTTTCCTTAACCATATCATCTATACTATCATCATCAATTTTCCAATCTGAAGTATTTATAATTGCGTTGAGTTTATCCGTAAGATCATTTACAAATCTTTGAATAAATTTTGTATTATTCTTGATTGACTTGATATCGATAATTTCAAACTCTGTATCTAACCATTTCTTTACAGTATCAAAATCATAAGAACCATAACCTTCAATTATTTTAAAATTAGTATCAATCCATATAATCGTAAAATATACTTTATATTCTTTAAGTGTAAGTGTAGGTTCCACACTAACATTAGTAGCAGTAGGGGTTGCTTTAATAAAAGCTGTAAAACATTCTATTTTTTGTTTCTTTTCTTTGTCATTAGCATTACAACACGTAGTTTCCATAATAATATCAACCTTTCTTTAAAATAAAATCACTAAAGGAATTAACCTTTAGTGATTAGTTTTTATCAATGTAATTTATAATACTTCATCTTCAACCATCATAAATGCCTCCATTAATAATATAATTCTTTAATAAATCTTGAATCATTATCAAAGTTATATACAAATAGTGGATTCAGATTATAAAATTTCCATCCTCCACCAGTTGTACTCTGCTCTCCTCTAAGACAATCTGAAATACGTTTGGAATCTAGATTATGTCTTGCAGCAAATTGTAATTGATTGTTAGTGAGATATAATTGACCATTAGGTGCTTCTGCTATAAACTCTCTAACAGTTGTAGAATTTCTTGTTTGTTGTATTGGTGTACCCCAAGATATATTTCCATCTACATACCCTAGATTATTATTTACTCTATCAATAGATAATTTTACACCAGGATATCTAGCTTTCATTTGTACATATTGAGCATAACAAGCATCAAAAAAATCTACTGGATATTCGTAATCAGTTGTAAGACCTCGTCCACCGTATCTATGATATTCTTTATCATTTGGATTATTGATTCTACTTTTTAAATGCATAAATGTATCATAAAATGTAGGATCTAAAGATTTAATATCACGACTACAAGCTATTCCATGTTTTGAAGCATTTGGATTATTTCTTAAGTCATATTCACTTATTTCTTTAATTCTGTTACATTTAATACATCTAGTAGAAAAATACTTTCTATGTGCTTTTACGTTTCTATAAGATCTCATTAAAAACATATCTCCAACTATATCTCCAGGTTGAAGATAATTTGTACTGTTTTCGTTCATGACAACAGCAACCTCCTTTATTTATAATTTTTATAAATAAGTTATGCTGTTAATATTTTATTATCATGAAACCAAATCAAGCGTTAGAAATATCATAATTTTAAAAATTTATTCACCGAATGCTTCCATAGCGTCCATCTGAGTAAATTTTTCTGTACTGTCGTGGAATGATTTCATCATGATATTCTTTACTGCACTGGCTAATTGAGGTGTGGCGGTGCCAATGTTAGGAGTGTCTAATAGATAGTATAGGTCACCAGCACACTTATTACAAATGCATTCATTCTTACATAAGCTACTGAAACGCATTTTTACTTTCTTACCTCTATATTTATCTATGTTTGTACTATCAAGACGTACTAATTTATTTCCTTCTACTATATAAGAATACATTAACATCTTTAAATAGTTCTTATCTAAGGTTACTGTAATTGTTCGTTTAGTACCACAGTCACTACCTTTTGGTCCTAACTTAACATGCTGGAAAGCTAATAAGAATTTCTTTTCTTCATATCCCCATACAGCAGTTTTTCTAGCACGGGCATATGGACCTGCTGCTAGTGAGTTTGCCATAGCAGCATAATCATCTTTAGATACACCTTCAGAATAGCAAGATTTAATTATGTTATATCCTTTTGTAGGATCTGGATCTTTCTGTGCACCTTTAACAACATACATGTTTTTAAAGTTATTACCTAAGTCAGCACCTGCACCAGCTTTAATATTATCCCAAGCAGGATCATCTTTTAGTTTATCTTCACAATAAGCCAGTAATTCATTCTCTATCTTTTGCATTGTAAAAGCGTCACCAGCTGCTAGTTCTTTTTCATATTTCTTAAATAATTCTTTCTTCTTCGGTTCTATTGTTTTTGAAATTAGTAGCATATCTTCAGAAGATGTAGTACAAATTACTGTAGAGTAGTTCATAAATTTCTGACAACAAAGAATCCAATCTTTAAACTGCTTAGTAGTGACTCTATCTTCTAGAATAGCTAATGATAATTTGTCATTAATATCACCATATACCCCTTTGTTTACTGGTTTATTAATATAACCAATTTCATCAAAGATACCTGGATAATCAATGCATGCTTTATTAAAGAACCAAGCACCAACAGTAGTAACGAATTCATTTTTGTTATTATGATATGTCTTTGGTGGTACTTTCATAACATCATAAGTGTTGAATTTTTTCTTTCCATTAAATTCACCGAAACATTCCATGAATACACTTGTCTTTAAACAGTCTTTACTAGAAAGGGATAGGATATAATCTCTTTCTGAATCTGTAATATATCTAGCTTTTCTTTTCTTAATAGCCAATTTAATTCCTCCTTTGTGATATATAATTATATGATTGTTGAAATGGGTTATAATTACATATTATAATATTGAAGTTAGTAATGAACTAATCTTTAAATATAATAGAAAGGAGTGGTAATATGGCTGTTGTGATTACAGATTCAAAAAACGAAAGCCAAAAACCACAAAAGTATGTTTCGATCAAAGAACTTAATAGATCGAATACAAAACCAATCAATATCGTACCATCTAAGACACTTATTATCAATGAATTGAGTGTTGAGATTGTACAAGACTTTGATGAAGATATTGATTTTAGAATCAATACAATTCCAGGAATGCTGTCTGATAATAAGACAATTCCCAAATTAGACATTACTGCAAAAGAAGAAATTGTCTTTGACGATGATCTTACTTTGGCAAAATTAGAAAGTATTATTCGTCGATGTGGTATTCTAGACGAGTATAAAGAATACTTTACTAATGATCCAGATATCGTTATTAATCAATACTATCTTGTTATTAAGAAGAAGTATAAATATTTTAACGAGTTCAGAGAAGGCATTATGATTGCTGGTGATATTATACAGTAGTACCAACTTACTGATAATATAAATTTACAGGAGGTATAATATGGCACAACAATCAGAAAATTATGATTACCTTTATGAGAGACTACAGGAATATTACAATGTTTCTGTAACAGGTAATTATCCGTTTAATATTCCTTTGAATAAGAACGGACAACCGATTTATAAGTTCGAGTCTAGAATCGTTCCTATCGATTTTGACGAGACTTGTAAGAATGATATTATCAAGGGTATCGGTTTCTATATTTCTAAGAAGCAAGATATCAAGAAGGATGTTAGATCTATTGATAGTATCTTTTCATCTAGATTTGGTATGCAAATTGATGACATGACACCTTTTGGAGACGTTTATAAATGTAAATGTGGAAAGACAATGATGAAAGTAAACAATGGATTGTTTTGCCCATTTTGTCACACAAAGGTTAGATATGTTGCAAATGACTTCTCTATTACTGGTTGGATTAAGATAAATGATTTTGAAATTATCCATCCAAACATGTTTAAGAAGTTAATCTCATTTATGGGAAAGAAAGTTTTGGATTCTATTATTAATATAGATACTAAAACAAACGAGGATGGTTTTGAAAATGTAAAAGAACCATCCAAAGCAAGTCCGTTTTCTGGTCTTGGCTTTATCAAGTTTAAAGAGAGATTTGATGAAGTTATGGAATTCTACAGAAATAAGTACAAATCTAATGCAAATAAGATGGCTTATTATGAAGACATTATGCAGAATAAGAAAATTGTATTTTGTCATTGTCTTCCAGTTTATACTTCTCAGTTAAGACCATTCTCTATTAAACAGAATAAATTTAACTTTGAAGGTAATAATGCACTTTATAATCTTATTGCTGGATTAGTTGCTAAGCTTAATAAACACAATATTTATTCTCGTAATAGAAATAAGCCGACTAATCAGATTCTGTATGATATTCAAATGAAGTATATGGAGATCTATGCAGATCTTGAAAAGGTAATTGCACAAAAGAAAGGTTATACTAGATCTCTTAATGGTGGTAGATATAACTTTACTGCAAGAAATGTAATTATTCCTGATCCTGATTTAAGGATTGATGAGATCATTCTTCCATATCCATCATTGATAGAATTAATGAGTCTTACTATCATTAATATTCTTACAAAGACATATAGTCCGTCAGAAGCTTATAGAATTTGGGATGAAGCTCGTATTGAGTATAATCCTATGATTGCTGATTTGATACAGAATATTATTGATAGTCAATATGTAGCAATTACACTTAATCGAAATCCTAGTATTTCTCCGTCTTCTATTATTCAGCTTCATGTAGTTGGAGTAACTAAAAATGACACTTATAGTTGTCATGTACCTCACGAGATTCTCAAATCAATGGGTGCAGACTTTGATGGCGATACTTTGAATATTCTTCTTATTATTAATGATGAATTCTTATTAAATGCTGCTAAGTTGTTTAATCCTAGACTCAGTATGCAAATATCATATAATGATGGAATGTTTAATGGTAAGATGTCATTGCAGACCGATACAATGATCTGTATTAATTCATTTACTCAGCTTGGAATTGATAGTATTACTGATGAAGAGTATGCTATGATTGAAGCTTGTCAAAATTCATAAGGAGATATAAATGGGACGAAAACCAAAAATTTGTTTATTGAACAGAATTGAATTTGAAAACGAGGCAAAGAATCACGATTCTATGACTTCTCTTGTAATGTATTATGCTAATATTCTTAAAGATAAACTTGATAAAGAATATGATGATAATACTCATAGTTATATCATTATATTATATATAGAACTTAAAAAATTGTATAAAAATGATTATACTAGAATAATTCATCTTAAAAATAGTATTATAACTAGTGGAGCTATTATCAGTTATTTAAAAGTTACTATCCATTCACATTATGGAGCTGATATAACAAAAGCTATCGCTAAGTCTATTAAGTAAAAGAAAGAACGAGGGTGGGGACGTTTGTGTCCCCACCTTTGTTTTTTTAATAATATAGATAATAAGTAATATCGATTCCCTTAGAGTAATCAATGAGAGCTTCATTAGGAAAGTTAAATCTAGTGAATGGTCTGATATCAGCATATTCTACCATATTAGTTGCAGAATTCAAATACGGAATAGCTGTACATAGAGAAATAGTATTGATCTTAGAATCATTTGTTCCTATATTACGATTAAAATATTCTCTACAATCAGATGCTGTTACACTCATCTTTAATTGTACAACAACCTCAGCTTCAGAAGCACGTTTATCTTTCCATACATCAGTACCAGAACCACTAATGTTAATAAGATCAGCACTATCATCAGCATAACGTCTGATAAGCTTAGGAGACTCATCAAATGTCTTGAAGAAATATCCAATAGCATTATTAGCAACCATACGACCGTGATACTGTTTTCTATAAGAAGAACTTAAGTCAGCATCGGTAGTTCTATACTTAAATGGAATTAAGCAAGTAAGATTATTAGTATCTGTTGTAGGATAAGTATTGTTTCCACCAGTACCATCATTAAAATCCCAATAACCATAAGGTGCAATCCATTTAGTATTATGAACCTTAAATACTCTGGATGCTTCGATACCACAACCATCAATACCGACACACCATAGACAAACACGACGAGCAAAATATCTATATAAATTATGATGTGCTAATGTATTAATACTTAATTGACTGAAAGAACTTAAAGCACTATTAGAGTTTTCTCCTTCATAGAACTTTAAACCAGCAGAGCCAAAGTTGGACATATCAATAGGCATTTCAATATCTCCACTTTGACCAATAATCTTAAACGGTCTATTAGCATTCTTAAAAGCCATATCGTAACTAGGAATAGAAGTTAAGAAATCATATGCTGGATCATGAACAAACTTATCATAATCAAAGTCTTTAATTGCATTGAATTCAGAACCAGATACAATTACCTTATTACTACCACGGAATAATACTTTACCGTTATCCATAGACTTTAGAATAATATCTGTTCCTTTTATGCTAGCAGAATCAGCTTTTAGAATATTAGTACCACCATTATCATCAAAAATAGTGAGTTTTTTATTCATAATTATACCTCTCTTTCTTATGGTAATAATACGTTTCCATTTGAATCCTGTTGTACATCACCAGTATAATATACAGTATTCATTTCAACTTTTTCACCAATAGTAATTTTGTCTTTAAAGTTTAGTTTAGACGTTAATTCTGGAAAATCAAAATTTTGGCCATACATCTTTTCGCCAAATCCGAATTCTATCGTGTAAGGCTCATAGTAAATTTCTTTATGTTCATACTTTTCACCAATCTTAATCGGATCTTTATATTCAGTATGGTTCAAGAAATACTTATATTCTTTAGGTCTAATCTTTTCTAGAAGATTATCAAATGTAGTATTATAGTACATATCATCTATAATGTGTACATGATTATTGAATGGGTCATCTATAATATAATTCACAGAAGTATCTAGAATCTGAGTTTTCCAAGACTTAAAAAATACTACCATTTTCATAATATAATTTTGGATATTTTCTATATTTGCAGTTGGAATTAGATTAAAGATATATTTCCATTCATTACGATCGAAGTACTTTTCTAGTGCGTCTACAATAAGTTCACACAAAGCTTCTATTCTCTTTCTTTTTTCATCAGAAGGAATATATCTTGTCATCTTAGTCTCAGGATCAGTAATTTGATTATTCTTATAATTGTATTTCAAGTCAATCAAATGACTATATAGTGCTGGGTTTCTATATTGTAAGAAATCATAATAACTATCGGCAATCTTTCTAGTTATAATAATCTCCTTTTGATCTTTATCTACAGGAGAATTTTTTAATACCTTACTTATAGTACCATCGCTATTTACAATATACTTATATTTATCTAAATCTTTTATATTACCGTCCTCATCTAATTCTACTTCAAGTTTTATATTAGGATCTTGTTTACTAATAAGATATGTCTTTACACTAGTTTCCATATCGAATAAATAATTTTCCTTAGTAGGAACCATATAATATTCTCTTGGTAATACGTCTTGTTCATCTCTATATACACGGAACTTTCTTTGACCCGACTTGTTATATTCGTCTTCATCATAACTACACCAAACAGAATCACCTGTTTCAGTATTGACATATTTACAATCAGTAAAGTCAGTGTTATGAGACAATCTATATATACCTCTATCAATATAAATATCATTCTTTACATCTAATTCATGTGCTCTGAAATAAGGAAAACCTTCTTTATCACACAATACTTCTTGTACAGTGGTCATAAGATATAAATCATCCGGATTATTAGAATCAGTATAGACTGGGTTTTCATTCTCATCAATTAATCCATAGTAGTCATGATTCATCTTAGTTTCCATAAATGATTCAAATAGAGTATGGTATATATCATACATACGTTTAGATTCAGCATGTCTCATCATGTAAGTAAGATGATTATATAGATTTGTATTACTATAATAGATCTTCTTTAACATATTTATCTTTTGTAGATCTGACATATTACTATCTAGTACAGTAAGTAATTCTGTATCTAACCATAATCCGTGAGAGTTGTTATCATCATTACCATATTGAGTAGGCTTCCAAGATATATCAATTATCTTTATTCGACCGTATTCATCTACAATAGGATGCTTTACTAGATTATAATTCCATATATCGGATTCACCGAAGTCTAATTCCATAGTAATTGTAGCTTCACAGTTCTCATCACATTTTTCATATCTACCACTTAAGAAAGCACCTATACTTGGATTAGGAATAAGATGTTGTGGATCAGAATAATATGGCTTAGCATTTTTGATATTTCCTATTTCATCAGGTGACAATACTCTAGTTCCATCTTCAGTATAATAAAACATAGGATTATTAGAATCATCATATGGACAACCATAATAATACTTTATATCATTTTCAGCATCATAAACAAACCAATCATCAAATCGTTCAGTCATCCATCCTTTACACATAGGATCCATACCATAACCAGTATTTTCAATAGTTTCTCCAAATTCATTTACATAAGTGTAATCGTGTATATCATTTAGATAATTATTATTGATAAAATGTTTATTCTGAAGATAATTATATATATCATTCCAGTCAGTATCAAAGTTAAATCCATTGATATACATATTCTTCTCCATATCAGAAGCTATGTTATCTGGTTCAACACCATTGTATATAAAGTTAAGTGCAATAGCAAATGTCAATAGATCGTTTAATCTAACTTTATTTGGAGATATCTCTGGATCAACTTCTACATATAGATCTTCTTCATCACGATGCTTATCATATAGCATATTCATAAAATAGCTTACTTGATATGACATCTTTACTAGATCTATAGACGCTTCAACAGCAATATATTTAGTACGTTCTATAGTAAATTCTTTGTTTAGAATTTCTTGTTTCTTTTCTCTATGGAGACTATCTCTTTCTTCATCTGTAAGAATATCAAATGTAGATACACCATCCCAGAAAGGATCTGCTAATGTAATAGTGTCATAATTTCTTCTGTTTTCTTTCTTTTCTAATACTTCATAAGCATTTGGATCTAAGATAGGTACTTTAAGAAAACATAGATCGTAATTCTTTCTATAATATTCTTTACCTATCATATCTTCAGTAATTACTTCATATACATAAGCATTATTATAGATAGGGATATTTAGATTATTTAATGTAGTAATCTTATCTCCAAATTTTATTTCATCTAATGATTTACCTAGTTGAGAAATAGCTTGACCAATATCAATCCAACCAGAATATCTAGGAGTTTGATTATTAAGACTATCATATGCTAAAGAATCAAACACAGCTTCTACAAATAGTTTAGTAGATATGCAGTAGTTTTCTCTAAATAATCTAGTATACTTTTCATACAAACTACCCAACGAACTTGGAGTAGCACCAAATGTATTATTAGTATTGAATATATAACAATACTCATCACCAATATAATCTGAAATAGAAGATTGAATAGATAATGTGCTAATACTAGATTTTTTATAAGGCATCCATACCATAAACGGTATAGTGTGATTTAACATATACTTATTTTCAGAATCAATAGTATCTTTATAAACAAGATTATTATCATTACAATACTCTTCATCTACTAAAGTATCAGCATTATAAAAATAAGTTTCAAGTTCTTCATCAGTAACATTATCCCAATCGATATCTTTATTGAAGTTGAATATACCCAATATAGAATATATTCTATATTTTACTTTCTTATAATTAAATTGATTTAAAGAAAAAGTTTTATCTTTTGCTCTTTCTTTATCAAATACCAGTTTGATTAGATTAGATAGAGAATCTTTATATTTATTAAGATAGTCATTTCTATTAGTTAGATAATCTGTTGTCTGAGAATTATATCTTTCTGTACCAAACCACCCATTTTTATTCTTGATAGCCGTATTATCAAGGAAGTCACATACAAAGCTATTAGATAATGAATTATCATTATCGTCAGTCTTTAAACTATCAGCAAATTTACCAGCAATAGGTTGATAATCAGATGCCAATATTACTCTATTATCAGTATTGTCTTTTTTCTTTAGATCCTTTAATGAATAACCATATACATATTTCTTAATGAAATCAGGTTCTTCTTCATCATATCTTACATTTGTTAAAGGTATCTTATTATTCATTATATCTTCTATTCTACCAAGATAGAAATCTCTATTAGTATTATACTTTGGATTAATATCATCCTCAGTATAATAATAGAAGTCTTCTCTATTTATTCTCTTGGTTTTCATAAGATAATAAGTAAACACAGTGATATCGGTATTATCAAACAACTCAAGAATATCTACAATATTTCTATTAGAAGATTTGTATTTGAGAAGTTTATTTACGTTCTTGATTATTCTAATTTGATACTTTACTGGGATCTCTTTATAATATTCGATACCATAAGATTCAAATAGATATCTGATGGTTCTAGAGTCGAATACATCTTTATTGATTATATATTCTTGTACTTCAGAAATCATATCTACCATTGTTTGAATAATAATTAGAATTTGTATAAATGCATCATAATGATATGACATAAATCTATATGCTTCTGAGTATACAGTAGCCATAGTATATTGTCTATTTCTATCATACATTCTTCTAAATTTATTCTCAATAATATCAAATGTATTTAAACTAGGGAGATATAACAAGGAAAAATTAACAGCTTTTCTAGCAGTATAATAGTCAACTCTTTTATCACCAAGATGATAAATATATTGATAATGAGAATCAGATTCATAATCAGATTTAATTTGGTCAAGTGTACCATCTGCAATAATAACAGCAAGTTCTTCTCCATCTAATTCATGTAAATATTTGCCAGCAAGTTCTTCTTTATAATCACCCATATCTATGAAGTATCTTTCATATAATTCTGGTATTACATACGCAAGACCAGTATCTTCATATATAGATTCATCGTATCCAGTAGCAGCAAAATAAGCCTTTTCATCATTTAGAGAATATGCCGGTGGTAATCCATTAAGCATTCTATAATAACTATTCCATTCCATATATCCATCTTCATTATATGGACCATTCTTTACTACATCCCAGTGACCTTCTTTATATTTAATTAGATCTCCAGCAGCTGTAGAAGATCGAATGTCTTCATAGTGAAGAGCTTGATTTTCATTCTTTATAACTGCATTCATACCTAGAATTTTTGTACAATTTACAATAAGATCAATATATGGATTATCAGTATATTTCATGTCAAATTCATAATTATATCTGTTACCCATATCTCTACCTCCTTTCTCTAGATATTATATTTTATAAAGAAGTCTTGTTGTGTTCAATTACAAAATTAGTTACCTTAAAATATACTCTTTTACCAATTATATCATATATAGCATCTTCATTATAGTATAGAGATAACTGTTGTAACATAACTGGACTAATTCTATCACTAACAAGAGCACATATATCTTTACTAATCTTAATTTCATCTTCTTCTTTAATATACCAATCTGTTTTATAAATAAGATTCATTAAAGAATATTCCTGGAAACAGCTTTCTATAATAGTATCAAGTCTGGTTTCTATATCTTTAGTGACATTTAAGTGAATATCAATATCATATTTCTTTAATTCTAATTCCTTGTATTTATACTCAACCCACTTGTTAAATATCTTTACCAAGATAATGTCAAATACTATTCCCAGTATTAGAATTATTCCAAAAATAATAAGGATTTTCGGATTCAATAGTGTGAATAACGCTTCCATAGTTCTTTTCACTCCAATTCTGAATTTCGTTTGCCAATGTTAATAATTCATTATCATTAGATTCTTTTTCTTTTTGAGAAAGTCTAATGTAATATAAAAGCTTACTGCAAATATCAGGTGTAATACCATTATAATAATCTTTAATTAGTTCGGTCCATTTACCAAACACTTGATTCGGGTGTACATAAAACAGATCATCATTATGATATAATTGATGTACTGTTTTACTCATCATTATAATTGGTACTCTGTTTTGTTTATGTTCTTCTCTAAGAGCAGCTACAATATGGAAAGTAGATACATAACCATATGTATTTATATAATGCTCCGATATCATTAGAGCTATATCAAATATAGTAAGTATAACATGATTCATCTCTAATTCAGCCATATCAGAATTTATATTGTGTAAATAAGCACAATGGTCTAATCCAAGAGACATTAAACTAGCTTTATATTCTTTATAAAATCTACTATGTCTAAACTGAGCAATAGCATTGTTTATAAATCTAGCATAACTATCAATATCGGCTAGTGTCTCTTTAGTTTGCATGAGACTAATCTCATATACAGAATTAGGACTTCTAAGTGTAGGATTTCCGTTGTTTAAATAACAAGTAATATCAGGGAAATCTTTTCCATTAAGTTCTATGTCCAAAATAACAACCTCCTTTATTTTAGCATTTACTAAATAGTTGACCTGTAATAAATATATCGATTAAATATTATAATAGTGATAGGATACGAAAATCGTTATAAAGTACACGTCCTATATGGAGGTTTAATATGAATATTAACTTTAAAGATTATCTTGCTCTGAGATATGTATCTGATAAAGATATTAGTCCAGAGTATGCGGTAGAAGAAATTAACAAAAAATTTTATAGAGTTGAAGAAGTATCAGTAGATGAAATAATTGATACTAATGGGCCTGACTTTGATGGTGTATTTAAAACAGATAAACTTTATAAATTCACCGGCCATTGTTCTATCGACAGGCAATTTATTTCATATTATGTCGATTATAGAAAGATCGGGTACAAGTTTACATTATCTTTCTATATTAATGGTAAGAAAATAAAAGTTAAAGGTGACTGTGTTAAGAGATTAATTTCTCTTATACAAACATCCGAAGATGATTCTGATAATGATAGAACTATTGATCTGTTAAAAGAAGAGTCTGAGATGGATTTGACAGTGTATTTCAGACTTATTGATTTAGACAGATTCAATGATCTTCGTCATAAATACTTTTTACTTTCTAAAGAGGATTTAATGTCATAATTAATAAAAGGGGTTTAATAAATTTTGACAAATAACAGGAGGAAATAATTATGTTGTTTGATGTAAAGAGTATTGTTGAAGCGTTAAAAGAAGAAGGTATTTTGTATGATAACCATACTGTATTACCTAAATATTTTGAAGTCTATATTATCAAGATTATAACAGATGAAGGAAAAGAATATTATTTTACCTTACCACTAAGTCTTTTTATTAAAAATGATGGTGCTAATATTGCTATTAAAAATATAATTGAGTATCATATTGGTAGTGATATTGAAACTATAAATAGTATAAAGGAAATCATCATTATTCTAGACTATAAGGTCTATCATAAATATTTCAAAACTTCTAAAGGTATGTATGATAAAATGATCTATATTGAGAAAGGTGTTAAATACGGTCCTTGTCTATATAGAGAAGATTTTAAATACAAAGAAACTTCTATAAGAAAAATATAAAAAGAAATAAAGCTGGACTTTACATCCAGCTTTATTTTTTGTTTACTTAATTTCAGATGTTTTTACCCAACCAGTTACATAGTTACCGATAGGAGTTCTACCTACATTGATAGTAGAGTTTGTAATACGAATTCTTCCGTTAGAAATCTCGTTACTATAGATGTAATAAGTACCAGACTTCTTGCCACCAGATGTAGCAGTAGCAGAAGAATATAAAGTAGCATTACTTAAAGTTACCTTAGTACCAGCTGTTAAAGTTTTCTTAACAGGTGCAGATGTTGCAGTTCCTTTGACAGCAGATACATCAACCCAACCAGTTACATAGTTACCGATAGGAGTTCTACCTACATTACTAGCAGAGTTAGTAATACGAATCTTATTGTTTATAACTTCACTACTATAGATATAATAAGTACCAGACTTCTTACCACCAGATGTAGCAGTAGCAGAAGAATATAAAGTAGCATTACTTAAAGTTACCTTAGTACCAGCCTTAATAGTAGAAGTTGTCGTATTGCTTGTAGCAGGCTTAGCATTAGTAGTTGGAGTACTTGGTTTTGTAGTGGTAGATTCGTTTACAGATCCACCAAGATTGTTAAGACCGAGATTCTTAATTTTTTCTGGATAATTATTGATATAACAATAATCCATATCTACATCACCGTTAACACCAGCTACCTTGCCTTTAGAAGAATATTGCCAAATAGTTTTCTTAAGCCATGGAGTAGAGCTAGCATAATGTGCAATAGCAATATCATACTTATTATAAACACTCGCAGGAATATAGTTCTTGATAAAAGAATAATAAGTATATAGACCAGGATAATATCCAGCAGCTCTCAGTGTATCACAGAATGCAGTGATAATTGCAGAAGCGATAGCTGTATTTGTCTGAGTCTTGTGCTCGATATCAAATAGAATAGGGTATTCAAACTTCTTACCCTTCAAGCATTCAATACAAGCCTTAGCTTCTCTGATAGCATCTTCCTTAGTGGTAGCATAAGAGAACCAATAAGCACCTTTAGGAATGCCATACTTTTCACAAGCAGCATAATTCTCTTCAAACTTCTTATCTTTCTGAGAGGCACTATTACCATAACCAGCTCTTAGCAATGCAAAACTGATTTCATTCTTTGTCTTGGACCAGTCGATAGTTCCTTGCCAAACAGAAACATCAATACCTTTAAGCATATAAATACCTCCTTATAAATTATGACTTAGATTCTAAATTAGATACTCTTTGTTCAAGTGCAGAAATTTTAGTATCTATCGTTTGATTTATTTCCCTAACTATAGATTCTAATTTAGATAATCTTGTATTAGTGGAACTTAGTTCGCTTTTCAAATCATTAATAACATTAGGTAGATTATTCAAAGCTTCTAATTGAATAACTTTAGATTGTAGATCATTAATTGACGTTTTGGGATTTGATTTAAATCCATCAGAACTAGATTCACGATCATAATATTCTTTTGTACATATTACACCATCTTTAGAAATGTACATTCTCTTTGTTCTAATATCGCCTTCTTTTAAGTTATATGCGAATTTAGTTGGATCAGATAGTCCGTATGTCATTCTATTTACAGATCCACCCTCAATTACAAATACAATAACACCTCTATTTTTAAGATCTCTTACATCTTCGTTATTACTACTTTCACCACCACTACTATAACCATATCCGTAATTAAAGTTATATAAATTATGATCTTTATCAAATTCTGCGTTCTTTTCTTTATAATGTTCAGAACTTTCGTCCCATACATTATCATGAGCATTTGCTTTAGTTACAGTTCTTTCATCATCTTCTATACTATAAATATCACTTATATTTTGTCCTTCTTGAATTATATGATCTTTTAAATCTTTCTTTATCTTTATTAAAGAAGACTCAAGTAAATCTATAGTTTTATTATTATTAAGTGCAGTAAGTAAAGTTAGCCAATTTAACTTATCAATTTTTATATCTTCATCTGAACCATTTAATGGTAATACAACAGGATTATTAGCATCACCATCATTCATAGATATAGAATAAATAGTTTTTGTGCCAGATTGTTCTTTATTAATCCATATAGGTTCATCTAGTATATATTTCTCAGTAACGTCTGCACTATTAGAATCATATAATTTAGAATTATTAAACCCTAATATAGAATTTGAATTAATATTAGAATGTAGAGTAGCACCAGCATTAATAACAACATCAATACCATTTGAACCTTTTAGGTGAACTTGTTCATTACCATCTTTATATACCACTTCTACTGAAGTTACTTTATTAATTTCAGATTTTGGAATAAATGCTTTATTTTTAGAAGATACTTTATTTTTAATAAGAGATTTAGGATCGTTAATATCTATAGATAAATTTCTAGTAAATACATAATTATAGAAATCATATAATGATTTTCCGGCATAATAACATTTTCTTATACCTTTACAACCTAAGAATGGGAATTCTGCCGTTTCAAATAACTCATTTACTGAAGTATTCTTTAATACTTTATTATATGTGGAAATACTATATATTTTAGATCCGTTTGCTGATACAGTATTTGATACATATGGAACCATACAGTTTTGATAAATTCCGTAATCATTACCAATCATATCCTTTAATCTAAAACCATTTCCATCGTTGTAATTATCGGAATTAATCCATGCACCATAATAAATATTTTCATGATAATAACTATCTATTTCAGAAAGTTCTTTACTATGATATATAGAATTATAAGCTGTATAAATATTAGTTGTACTAGCAATATAATTAGATTCAGAAGTACTTATTACTACATTAGGAGATTCAGTAGGTGATAAATTATAAGGATATAAACGGTATGTTTTAACACATTTTATAACTTGATCCATCCATCCATCTTCCGAATTCATCACTGCACTATTATATGTTGAAAGAGCATCTGCTAATGTTTTACCATCATTAATATACGCATTAATTAATGATTTTTCAAAATTAGTCGTTAAATTTTTAAATTCAGGTTTTTCTTTATTTAAATTAGTTAAAATTGTTGCACAAGAAATATAATCAAAACTATTTATCTTAGATTCTTCAGTACTAGAATCTGTTGTGTTATAATAATATTTTACACTAATAATAGCATTTGATTGTCTGAAATATAAATACATTATATTCGAAGTTTTACTTCCAGTATTTTTAAAATTAGATTTTGTTAAAGGTTGCATAGATAAATTATTAGATCCATCATTCACAATAACGTATAGTGGGCAAGATACATTTCTATATGTTATACTATATGATCCATTGTCGTATGTGATTATATTATCAGCCATTGTAACTATTCTTGCTACTATAAAATTTTGATGACCTATTTCAGCTACATTATAATCTGGTTTGTTATTTTCATCTTCAATATATGGACTATCTAACTGGGTTAATTTTAATTTAGATATATGAGTTATCATTAACTTTTTATTTGAATCTTTTTCATACGTATTAATAATATCGCATATAAGATTTGTATTAGAATTTCCTAATACAGTTTGATTAGCTCTATATATCATATTATTATTTTTATATTCATCTTTAAGCCATCCTAGTTCAATTATAGTTGGCGTTTCTTTTTCATACATTTTTTCATTTGTTTTACCTAAATCAAACAATGAATATACTAAGAATAAATTTTCTCCATGATTATCTACAGTATGTCTAGGTGTTTTACAAGAAGTACGATTAAATGTATCTTTTAATTTATAATCATTATTGCCATATAATTTAGTAAATGTTTTTATATTTTCATTTGTATGTGCAAATTCACCCGTAGAACTATTTCTTTCATAAAGAACACTTTCAAATATCTCAGGATATATAATTACAGAGCAGAATGGTGTAATAGATTTAGATGTATCATTCATAATACCAAGCGGATATGAATTAGAGGCATTTTGTGGGGATATAGAAATTGCTCTAATAGCATTTCTATATGTTTCACCATATTGAGTATCAGATGGAATAAAGAACTCTACAAATCTTTTAATATATTTCATGATTGTAGTATTATAGCAATCTACAATATTACAATTATCAGTAACAACATAATCTGTATTCTTTACTCTAGTATCGTAATATTGTTTATAGCTATATTGATAATCTGTTATATTTATATTTGATATGGTCTTTCCATTACTTTGTACCAGTATAGCTGTTTGTACTATATTTCCATCAAACTTCCATACAGTATAACCATAATTTTTATCATTACTAAACCAGTTACCTATAAATAAATGGTTAATACCACTATCTCTTCTGGCTGATAATAGTACATCAGTATCACCACATTTTATATTTCCTCCACTACTATCCATATATGAAGCAAATTTCATAGTATCTTTTTTAATAGGAGTAAATCTTAAATTATCTGGAAGTATACTAATAGTATTTTTATTCTCATCTTTTACTTCTTCACCATCTTTAAATACTGCTGTTGAACATTTATCATTGTCTACATTGTTACACATTAATACATAATAATAATTGTCTTTTTCTGATGACGAAAAATTATTCACTTCCGCACTAACATATCTTTTATCATAAAAAGGTAAATTTTTAATTTCTTGATAAGTAAAACAATAATCATTTATAAATTTCTGATTTACTTTACCATTTATTAATTGAAAAAGTCTAAATCCACCTATTGTATCAAATGCTGTTGGATTAGTATAGTTAGCAATATTTACAATAGGGAAAAAGAAGTTTTGAATAGATGTATTTATAGAATTAACATTTAAATTATCTACATTTGATACAGGAGTCATATCATACTTCGAAATAGTCACATCTACATCATTTTGTTTTTCAGTATAAGTAGTAATAGAAGGGTTTTCAAATATTACATTATCATTATCACATCTTAAAAAAGAATGATATTCACTATCTTCTTGAGCCTCGAAATTTATAGCTTCTTGAAATTTATCCAAGTTTATATTTCTGGTCTCGCCATCTTCAAATGTAATTTTAGTATCCCCAGTAATGTCGAATAACTTAAACTTACATTTTTCACCAGTATCTATGTTACCTGTAATGAATTTCTCAAAGTTTGTTTGACTACATAAATACATAGAGCTATTGTCAAAGTCAATAACTGCCATTACATAGTCACCTGTTTTAAATACATCTACATTAGTAGGATATGCTTTTCCATCTCCTATGTTGTTCATAATAACTCTACCGGCGAAGTCATAAATATTAGATGTATTTATAATAAGAATAGTTTCTTTTTCAGAATTGCATATATTGAAATATCTTATTTCATAGTCATAAGAAGCTGTAAATATCTTAATGACTTTACCAGCTAATCTAACAGGATAACTAGTATCCATTGTTAAAGTATCTACAAGATTATCTCTATTATGCAATAAATCCATACGTCTATTTAAGAAATCTGTAGGCATATTAATCCTCCTTTTCTTGGTTTTATAATAAAGTTCTATCAAGACAAAAAAGAAAGGCGTACTCATATGAGTACACCAGACTTTTACTTCCTATATTTAATATCCATCAGTATTGAGAATAACTCACGGTTAAATAATTGATTGCAAGATATATCCAAGCAATCTTTATAACTTTCATCAATAAATCGAACACCGTATTGCCCAATTCTAAACATTGATTGTGAATTGAATTCTCTGTAATAATCTATATCTAGTTCTTTATTATCATACTTCTGGATGAATGATATTAATTCTTGAATTGCACTATCGATATTACTTGTAACTATTAGTTTTAAGATATAAGCTATAAATGACAAGTAAGCCGAATGGTAGCTTTTAAGATTATCGTCAGTTATACCTTTAATATCTATAACACTATCGTCTGTATTATCAAGTGCGTTTAAGCCATAATATATTTCTATATTACGACAATTTATATAAATGTCATATCTATTTCTTAAAGTGAAATTGATAAGACCGAATTTAGTTTGGTTAAGCTTTCGTAAAACATAGAATGCATCTTTCTTAATAGATAATACATCGTCTTCTGTAAGACTGTTGTATTCTATTAACATTTTACGAGAGTTTTCAAAGCCTATCTTTAGAGCATCTGATATTTTTTTATTTTTCTGCATATACCCAATAGCAACTTCTCTTTGATATTTAGGCATCTGACAAAACATATCATATGTCTCTTGAGTTATCATACCACTTTCCAATAGTATAGATACATTGGCTTTGGAGATATCATATTCATATATCTCATTTATAAGATAGCTTACTTTCTTCGTATATAAAGATCTTTTATATAAATTGTTTTCCATGACCTACACTTCCTTATCTTTATATTATTCATAAGATGGAAGATTTCTAGTCCCAAAGAAATTCATATACGTTTCTAGGTTAGAATCTAACTTTTGAATCCCTTCTATAGAGAAATTACCTGATTTGATATTTTGAATATCGTCAATTGTTTTGACAATACTACTAGAATATCCATAGTTATCCACAATGAATTTGATCAAAGCTTCTATCATGTTAATAGATACTTCGTTATCCCATTTACAGAAGATATATACATCATAACCATTGTAAGGATATCTTAATAAATCAATCAATTCTCTAAATGCCGATGAATTTGTTGTGAGATAGTTAATATACCATTGATCAAATGCTTGTTCATTAACAAATACAGAATTATTAGTATTATAAACAGCACCAAAGTATGGGTTAAGATAATTAAGGCTTTGTACATTTTCTACCAACTCATTAAAGTTAAACACAACAAAGTTAGTTCCTACTTTATCTTCTACAGACTGTAACAAAGTAGGATTACCAAATACAATCATATTATCACTCCCTTAGAAAGATATAAATAATGAATCTGGTTTGTTTGAAATCTTATACTGTCTGATAAGATTATTTATCTTCGGAAGATTCCAACCATCTACAGATCTAGCACAAACTAATTTTGGGTCTTGAATAAAATCAGAAGCCTCATAGAATACAAGACCAAAATTTTCAACTAGATAATCCAACAAAGCCGGTACAAGATAGTTAAAGATATACGGATCTTCACTATCAAAGTAAAAGATATAATCAAAGTTTCTTTCAACTAGACCAGCCAATAATACTACCAGATATTCTTGTACTTGTGGATCATTAGCTAACTTCTGATGATATAGGAATTTGAAGGTAGGATAATCACCATCAATTAATGCTATCATCGATTTAGAATCTGGCAATAGAATAGAACCGACAATATAGTTACTACCACCATGACTATCCATATCGTTTATAACAACGATTTTAGTTTTGTTAAACTCTTGAATTCCCATTACAGTACCAATTGATTTTCTACATTGTTTTCTAACCTCAACAAGATTAACAAGATCTTGATTGGTTAAAGCAATAGAAATATTTCCAACCATTTGTGTTTCCTCCTATTAATATTATAAGTAAGTTAAGGTAGCATTAATATGCTACCTAACCTACCATGTGATTGTTAATAATCATATCTGTTGTTCTTACGACGCTTCTGATACTTGTTACGCTGTTTACGAGACATGCCTCTGAAACTTTCATTAGACTTCTCTTCTTCAACAACAACAGGTTCTTCTTCTTCGTCACAAGATTCGATATTATCAACACTACAATCAGTGATCTGAGTATCGTAATCAGAAATAGCAATTGTGATATATTTATCACCCTTAATATACTGACCGAATTCATCATTTACAATTTCCATCAATTCAGAAATTCCGACACTGATAATAGAAATGATGTTAGTAAGACTATACTTGTTTGCACCAGATATAACAATGTTTAATCTATAATCGCTGAGTGCTCTAGAAATAATCTCATAATATTTATCATAGATTTCTCTATAGATACAGAATACCTTAATATCATCATTATAATCAATATCATATGACATTGTTGAAATGAGTGTTTTCCACAAGTTAATAATACTGATACAGAATGACTTAGTATTCTTAACTATATTGATAAGTCTAAAGAACATCTCAAATCTAGTTAACCGATTATTATCATTAATATTTTCGTTATTACCTACCATGAGATCGATTACATAGTTAAGCAAGCAAGACGAATTATTAACATCATCAGAGCTGATTACATTAGTGCAATCTTCTTCGATAAATGCTGTAGCTGTGCACATACCATCATAAATTCTTTTGGCTTCTTGTTCAGAGATATAAGGATTATTAACAATAAGAGAATTGTTAATCATCTTAAGCAGTTCAACTTGAGCCATCTCAGTATATTCAGGATCATTCAATACATCAAAATTAATCCCAGAATTCAACTGATTGAATCTATTGATAAATTCATCAGCATTATTAATGACGTTAGAAAGATCCACTTTATAAGTTTTAGAATCTTCGATCTCAAACTTAAGTTTCGGTGGATCAATTACAGCAGGTTCTGTAACTTCAATATCTTCTTCATTATGATTTATAGAACTAGCTTCATTCTCTTCATCATTTTCGTTAGAAGTATCAATATTTTCAGATTCTTCTGTTTTCTCCATCTCTTTAAAACGTTCAACATCTTCAAATAATTTAAACGAAGCATTATCTTTTGCTTTGATTACATCTTCGTTAAGACTAAGAAGTGTACTTGTATATTCTTGATAATCAATACTAAAATCATTCTTGATATTTGTATCGATTTCAATAACAGGCTCTTCTGGTTTTTGTTGTTCTACTACCTTTTTAGGTTCTTCTTTCTTAGCAGATTTGACAACAGCAACGTCTTCTAATTTAACATTATGACTATTGCCAATTTCTTCTCCAGTCTTACTATCTGTAATAATTATACCAATCTTCTTATGCTTCTTAGTAGCAGTTCTCTCGTTTGCTACAACATGAGGACCATTAACAGAATAATTGACATACTTACTACGAGAATCGCAATTTCCAGAAGATTCAACTTTACCTGTTTTAGAACTAATTATTTCAAATCTCATTTTCTTTGTGGCTCCTTTACCAGTAGATTTACGATAACCAATAGCCTCAAGTAATTCATAGATACTATCGCCTTGAGGTTTAGAAAGAGTAACAGCTTTATATGTTGTACCACATTCAGTACACACAATATTATTAAACCCATCATCATAGTCTAACGTACCATTACATAACTTTCCATTGATTAATGCTTTACAACTTCTTTTCTTTAGATCAGCTACATACATAGTAGGATAATCTAATAATACCGGACCAAAACCTTGTCGATAACCCCAATTTTTCAATGCATTGCATCCAATATCATCCATTGCAATTTCATTGTTTCTGAATTTCATAAACAATATATCGTAAATTTCCCTACAATATTTTGTATATTCAAACGCATCTTTTATAGGTACGACTTTCTCGATAAGAGCAAGAGTACCACATGGAGTTACCTCGAATATTTTATTACAGAATGGTTTTAATACATTCTGATTTACATATTCTTTTAAATTACTTGTGAATCCAACACTATCAGTAGCTACCTTAGCAACTACCCTAGGATCATAGACGCATTCAAAAGCACGTCTATTAGTACCACCTCCAATTAATACAAAACCTCTTCGCCACATAATCTCTTTGATTTTATTATATTTTTCGGTCATCTTACCATGATAATATGGCGATCTGGCTATTTTATTAAGTTCTGCTATATCTTGAACAGTGAAATATGAAAACAAAGGATTTACTCTATAAGCATCATAACGCATTACATAGTAATTGAATATGTTTAATTGCTTTGGTATATCCTTTTTATAAATATCAGTCAAGTTATTATTAACTCTCATTTTAATCACTCTCCTTTCTTTTAGAATGTGTCTGAAGCTAATAATTCTTCATCTGACATATTTTCAAAATCTCTGTTATCTGGTGGTGATACAGGCACGTCAAATTCTTCGTTAGAAATAACTTGACCTGTATCATTATCTACAACAACGTGTCCCATTGTTCTTTGAATAGGTTGAATATTTCCGTTAGCATCTACATTTGGTTGAGTCATAGCTCCTTCTGACAATTCTTTCGGAATGAATAGATTTTCCGTAGCCAATTGTGGAGTTACTTCTTTAGTATACATAAACTGATTCTCTGGTTTCTTATAATCATCCAGAGTCAACTCATCTATAGCGGTCTTAGCAAACGTAGGATGATAATGAGCGTTCATTGCCATTTGACAACCAAGATTTCCACTATGAACTTTATCCAAGAATCTCTGTCTCTTGATTTCATATGCTTGCTGTAATTTCTGTCTAACCAGAGGATCATTATCCATTTCTTCTGGCGTTGAAATCAAAGCTTTATAATGAAGATCTCTATCAAAGTCATAAGACAAACTAAAGAATTTTGAACTTGTAGAATATGTGAAACAATCATCGCAACAGTTTGCAAGAATACTATTGAATTTGTCTCTAGAGAACGATGCTGATCTTAATGCTCGTTCAATCTTTTTAGTTTCTTTATTCCAATCAATTCTACTATCTTCAATCATAGCATAACGTTTCCAAACAGGAATACCTTCTGCTTCCCATTGGTTCCACTGATTCACTCTATTCAAATAACCCTGTCTAAATACTCTTGAAAATGCTTCTACCTTTCTTTGATGGAGCTGAACTTGCATTCTTTCAGTTTCCATCTCATATTGTCTCTGTCTATCCTCCATCTGTGTATGTGTTACATAAGAATGACCATTATTATCCTTTCTGTGATTTACTTCCTTAACCACATCACCTGTCTTGCAATCGATAATCTTGAAAGACATAGCTCTTTCAAAACGAACACCATTTACATCATACATATCATATATGATATTATTACCATCTCCGTTTTGATTTTTCAAATTATCTAATCTTTCTTCTTCTTGCTTCTTTAATGCTTCCTCCTGTTCTTTTACAATTTGATCTGCTGGTTTAAACTTTAATGATTCAAGATAGTCAAATTCTTCTTGAGTTACTGTTTTAAACTGCATATAAAATCTTGTCATACAATACTGAGTATCTGCTGCAATTTTTCTATCAGCTTCAAGTTCATTAAAGCAATCTACCATATGCTCTGCACAGGTAAAATTATATGGATTGATTCCATATAATCTCATACCTGGTGTATAAGCTTTAAGCCTTTCATCATCTGGACTCATTCCATACGGATTATATCCTCCAACAGTAATATTATTGGACGGATTTCCAAGTTCGAATAGATTTGTCCTTCCACTTCTACCAGGCATTCCCTCAAATAAGTTTCCTTCCCAAGGTGGACTTATTGAGATTTGTTCTTGCTGATTATTAGGTTGAGCTTCATAGTTTACTACTATTCCGCTATTGTCGGAATCAGCACCGACTGTTAGAAATTCCTCATACTCAGGATTCTGAGAAATTAAATTTTCAAGCTCTTCATTACTCATACTATTGAGTTGCTGGTCAATTTGTTGAGCCTGTATACGAGCCATATTAGCTGCTCGCATCAAGTTTTCTGTACGTCTTTCTTTTGACAGTTCCAAAACTATAATTCTCCTTTCAATTTTAGATTGACTTAAGATGACAATAGTCATCAAATATCACATAAATAATATATGATTCAACTTATTATTAAATTATTGTACAGTAAGGAGTGATTATTTACAAAATGATAAACTCGGAGTTATTGTTAAATGATGTTACTAAGTTTGATAAAGGTAGAAAAGCTAGATATCATATTGATGGTAGAGGTATTCCTAGTGTTACAGAATTATTATCATTTATTGATTCTGAAGGTCTTATTTCATGGGCTAATAGAGTAGGCAGACAAGGACAAGATAATAAAGATATAGTGAAGAAAGCGGCTGAATTCGGTACTATGGTTCACGAATCTATTGAATTTTATTTAAAGAAAAAATATACTGGACCTGGTAATGTTTGTCTTGATGCTTTTAAAGAATGGTGGACTGGTATTAATAAATATCATAGAGTAAGAATATTAGGTCAAGAAAATCCATTAATTGGTGAGTACTTTGCTGGTACTTATGATCTACTTATCTCTATAGATGATAAGCCATATTTAGTAGATTTCAAAACATCTAATCATGTTGGGTATAAATATTTCATGCAATTAGCCGCATATAGATACTTATTATATACCCTAAAAAATATAAATATTGAAGGTTGTATTGTATTACAATTTGATAAGAAAGAACCTAAATACAGAGAATTCAATTTAGATTTTACTAACCCATATGATTATGAGTTCATTGAAAATTGTTATCGTTCTTTTATGGGACTTGTATATACATATTACAATGTAAAATTATGTCAACGAGAGTTTGCACATATATTCTAAACAAAAAATAACGGGGTGATCAAAAGATCACCCCAAATTATTTTTTTCTTATTTAAGTATAATTAGATTACTTTTTGTCAACTTTGTAGTCATAAACTTCATGTTCGTGTACTTCTTCAGTTTCATTTACATACTCATTATGAATAGACTTATAAACAATATTTCCATCTACATCATAAGAAGTACGTGTTCTCTTTTTAGACTTACTATCATCAGATTCTTTACGTTCATACTTTATATCATCGATTACTTTGAACTCATCATCAATAAGCTGTTTTGTAATAGCAGAAGTACGATTACCATTTTCATCATATTCATACGTGGTAACAAAATTTACATCATCTGTAATTTCAGAATAAGATAAAAGCATTTTCTTTGTTTTATCATATACAGATTTAGTTATTGATTCTTTTATAACTTTTTGAGTAATTCTATCAATTAATATACGTCGTTTTGTTTCTGTAATATTTCCAGTATCAGAGTCAACATGACGTTCTGTTCTTGTAAAAATATTTACGTCTTTAACAGTTTCCATAGATGATACTTCATCTCCATTCTGATCATAAGTATATTGCATAACAATAATTCCATTTTTAATAATTTTAGATATCTTAAAACCCGCTGCTGGATTATAAGCTTTAGTCTCATAAGAGATTAACTTTTTTTCTCCAGAGATGTCGTAATATCTAACAGTTTCAGAAAGTATATTACCTTCATCATCAATATCTCTTTCATAAGTTCTTTCGATATGATGATCACCATCGTATACTTTATAGACTCTTCCAAAAGCATCGAAATATGCACGATATTTTGTATTAGTAATCTTGCTTCTGATTGTTTTATCAATAATAGATTCTACTTGATCTTTGTAGAATCTTTTTTTGGTAATAGTATGAGTATCTCTTGTTGTAATTGAAACAAGATTATTGTCATTATCATATTCATAATGAGTGTCGTTATACTCTATACCATCTCTTGTCAAATAAGACTTTTTGATAAGTCTACCACGATGATCGAAATACTTAACTTCTGTTGTTTTCTCAATATCTAATGATTTATCATTCTTAAAATGATATTTAGTAACATGACAATCTGTAATTTCACCATCACTGTTTTTAGAAAATTGATAGTTATATAGTGTTATGTCTTTATCACTTTTTTCAATAACACCAGCTTCTACTACATTTCCATTCTCATCAACAAAATTAATCTTTTCTCTTTCTGTAGTATCACACGCAAGAGATCTTTTTTTATCAGCTGTTGTAATATAATTCATTCTATTGCGAAACTTTGTATAACTAACTAGATTTTTTTCGTATTGGATCATTTTATAGTCCTCCTTAAATAAATACTTTATTATAAAGTTAAAGGGATGGTGCTACTATACACCATCCCAATACTTTATTAAAGTTCAGTTTCAACAACCTTATTTTGTGACAAAGATTCTTTTACGTCAATAATACGTTGATTAGTACTTCCTCTCCAAGCACAATCAAGAGATGCTTTTTCTTGTTCAAATCTACCATCAATAAGATAATCAATGTTAGACAATAATCTAGAATAAGACATTACACCAGATTTAACAATATCTTGCAGCTCTTCAAAAGTATAACCTGTATAACAGATTATATTGAGATCAGAATTTTTCTTGATTCTAGAAGCCAACTCTGCTAGAGAATCAGACTGTAAGAATGGTTCTCCACCAGAAAATGTCACTCCTTCAATCATAGAACTTTCCATTATCTCATTGTAAATCTCATCTACTGTAATAAATTTTCCATCGTTAGGATCATGTGTTTGGGGGTTTTGACAGCCCTCACATTTGTGATAACAACCTTGAGTAAATATCGTATATCTTACTCCAGGTCCATCGACTACAGAAGATTTAATGATTCCTGAGATTTTTAATCTTGACGTATCATTAGTCATTTTAACTCATCTCCTCGACAGGAACATACTTAAATTCATTAACATAAGCTGTTCCAACTTTATTAAGTTCATGTTCAGCTTGTTCTATAGTATTATATTTTCCAAGATTACACTCTTCTATATAACCAAGTACATCGTCTTCATCACCATCAGTTATACAGTTGACATATCCAACAATGTCTTTATTATAATTTGTATAATTAAAACAATCGTTACTTGAATCTAAGAACATAAACGGACCATAAGAACGACTTGGATCAAACATACCAGGTAATTTCATGATTTCTTTCAAACCGTAAGCAGTAAAATCAAAATTATATCTTGGTAATAATCCTTCGTCGTTTGTCCAGAATAAACCCATACCTGGTTCATATGCTTGATATCTTATATCAATTTTATCATCACCATAGAATGAACGGATTAGCTTATCCCAAAATTTTATATTAGGAGTCCAAGCGTCTTCACATACAATTGTAAAGCTATTATAATTAATGTCATTAATCCATATGATATACCCTCTTTTATTTTCATTATTATTATAAGGGTATAATGGTGTCGTTGTATTTACAATATGCTTTTCAATCATTTCTTCAAAAACATTAGAATGTTTATCACCTTTCGTTTCTACAATTTTATTATAGAAATCTTCTAACGCTCTCTTACCTTCTTCAGTATCTCTTCCGTCAAAAGTAATTGTTGTTTCACACCAATTTGGCATTTCAATTTCCTCCCTAAATTTTACTGGTCATCATCTTTATTTTTCTTCTTTTCTTCTCTCTTATTAATTGCTGCTACTACGGATATGAGAATTCCAAAACATACAACAACCATAGCACCAAAAATAAGTATAATATCTGCTAAGTCAATCCAAATATCAACAAAGATTGATTTGAAAAGATAATATACTCCGATTGTTAATATTATTGGAATAATCAATAATATAAATGCAGCAATTGTTAACCATATAATACCAGTTAACTTATCTTTTGTTTTTCTTTTCATGATGATTTCCCTCCTTTCATATTTATTATATATTATTGACTACATTATTGTCTTTACTTAATATGAATACATCTCTTGTTATATATCTATTACGATTAATATACTTCTTGATTTTATTACCTATAGAATTTGTACATATAATTAGATTATTTGCGTAATATCTATATTCCTCAGAGTACCCACTATTATCCCAATACTTATGTATATTACCTTTAGAGTTATATATACATGACCAAGTATATCCTCTGCTATCTTTATATTTAATAGGTCTTCTCTTTTCATCATAATCTACCCAATATTCAAATTTCTCATCTTCTACATACATCATAGAATAAATAATATCGCCATATCTATTCTTTTTGACTTCTGGAGATTTATCCTTTGTTATATCTTTAGAAAGATTATGACTTACAACTGGAGCACTTCTATTAACAGTATGAGTATTATTATATTTATCATAGTTTTTTACTGTTGTTCTTTTACGTCTGTTTCTTCTCATAACAGTCCCTCCTTTATTATAAGAAAGTTAAAGTACATATAAATTGTAAAACTTTATATTCTTAGCTATATATAATTATAGTGAATAGGAGATAGTAATAAGACTATCCTTAGAAAAACTATTCGGTCTGGATGCTCGGAGACATTAAACTGAGCAATAGAAGAACATAAACTTTGGATCTATTACTATGATCCCTGGCGTGTCAAGGAGGAAATTAATTATGGCTAACAGCTACGAAGAATATCTGGACGCAATCAACAGAACAATTATCGAGAACAATAACACAATTACTGAATTACAGAGGACGAATCTGGCGTTAATCAATATGATTACATTTATGAAAGCGGCTGTAGAAGATGCATCCGAATCTGATATTCAGAGATACGAAAATCATGAGTTAGTTAAGTTCGTATTCAAGTTTGGTAACAACACAGTAACAAAGTTGTTATATGAAGTAGATGAATTGGACCTAAAAAAGGTCCCTAATATCATTATGTCTTATCTTAACAAAGGAGGTGGTATTATCGATATCGATAATATCGGTTCTATAGAAATAGATTATTTGGAATGGGACGGAAAAGGAGCAATTATTATAAATCATGATACAGAAGATTTAGTAAAAGCTTATAATAGTTTCATGCATATCGCTAAGATGTAATGACTAATATCTGCGAGACAAAAATAGCAAACTGGGCTTGGCAACCCAGTTTGTTTTTTGTATTACGAACGCTTAGCAACTTTAATTCCAGCGTTTACACAGTTTCTAATTTGATTATCACATCTCTTTAACAAACCACAAGAGATATAAGAATTCTTACACTTATCGATAAGACCATGATTAATTTCATCACATTCTACAACTACATATACATCATCTACATCGATACCATAATGTTCGCAAATGTTATTTACTGCCTCAGCATCATTAGAGATATTATTGTCCATCATGTACATATCTAATACACGACCATCAATAAAATATGCAGCCTCATTAAGATCACCACACTCTGTTTCACCACATTCTTTCTTAGTGGTTTTACATACTGGAACTGACTCTTCAGAAAACTTTAAACCACTTGGAACTGTAACCTTAGAAAAATTATGATCGTTACCAATAGTATCATCAAAATTTTCACAAGTTTCAACGCATTCATCTTTATTAACCTTCTTAGAATGACAAGCACCTGCTTCCAAAAGTACATTAAAAATTCTTTCATTATAACTCATTTTAAATCCTCCTTTTTGGATATTATAATGCTGACGAAATTGATTTCAGCATACTTTCACTTATTTCATATATACTTGATACCCCTTTAGTACGTTTACAATTGAGTTTATTATATGCAAAATATTTACCATTCATACTTTGAAGAATGGTTAGATCTTCATATTCACGTAATATCTTCTTCTTGTATTCATACTTAACAGGATCCAGTACATTGAAAATTATTGGACTATAATTATTCATTATAGCATCAGATTGGAATTGAATAGTAGCCAAACTACTATTGAAGTTTTCTTGGATTAATTCTTTATCTACATATTCTAATATGTTACTGAAGTCTAGTTGATCGTCAGAAAGAATATCATCAAACTCAGTGACTATTCTTGGAATAAATTGAGAATCTACATAATTCTCATTTTTATATTCTTCATACACAGTCTTTAAGATACTAGATATATCTTCTCCAACGTATTTATATGTCTTAGATTCAGTATTATATAGGAGTTCTTTTGATTTTTTTCTTTTTAATTTACCAGATTCTTTATCTCTAGTTACCATATATTCTGATGTAATATCATTAGACAAAGCAAATCCAGTTTCCATGGTATCTTTGTTAGTGTATTTAGTTACAAATACACTTGGCATCATTGTATCAGGTACTACACCAGGAGCCATACCTCCAATAGCACCTGGACCTGTGTGCTCATGAATTCTAGAAATAGTCTTTGGTTCATCATCGTTAGAATATGACTCTTTTAATTCAGCAAACATAGTTAACAATTGAACAAATTCATTATTGGTGAGTCTAATATAATTATATTCACCTTGATCTGTAATGAACTTTTCTTTCATCAACTGTTTAGCTCTATATTCTGGCATCTCTCTATTATTTTTATTATTACCACCATCTTTGATGTCAAATACTAATTTATATGGTAGATAAATAGCATCTGTTATCCAAGTATGTTCTTCTCCTTCGTATTCATAATATATTGTAGGACCAGGAGTTAATAAATCACCAGAATCTATATTTAGTACATTATCACAAAATTCTAGGAACTTCTTTTCATAACTTCCTACATATGATTTATATGTACCATCAGACCATCTATATTTACCAGATATACCTCTATTAGCAAGCATTTTATTTTCTTGCCATTCCATATCATTTAATAGAGTAGTCTTACCATATACTTTAAGCATATTCTTTTCATAATTCTTTCTAGCTTGTTCTTTGCATTTTACAGAACAATATGCTTTATATCTAACAGCTTTTTCATCCCATTCAGTTGGTTGTTTACAAATACGGCAAACACCATAAGACGCACCAATAGGTTCTTTTCTATTACATAAGTCAAATACAATTCTATTAGCAGTATAGCCTTTCTCAGAACATAGCATATCATCATGATACTTATCAATATGACTAGCTAATTTATTCCTTTCAAAAGTTTTATTACAAAAAATACACTTATATTTTCTAGTAGAAGCCATCAATATCCTCCTTTCATATAACTGCATTTAATATAATGTTTTTCTATTTAGATAAAATGTAAAACTTCTTATTTTTAGCTATATATAATTATAGTGAATAAGAGATAATATTATACATACTCTTATATCAAAACAATGGAGGTCTGCATATTACTCCATACGTCACAAAGCAGACATTCATAAGTGTCAAAAGCTTATGTTCCAGACGTTAAAGGAAAAGGAAAATATTATGAACACTATTGCTAAAATCAATACAGTTGAAAGTGCAAAGGAATTCGCACGAATGGCAGATGATTTCGCATATCTCTGCGAAGTATGTAAAAAGCTCTTTGAGATTGAAGAGCCTAATCGTGAAAGGATGCAGGAGTGCATTCTCTCGTTTTCAGATGATTTTAATTGTGACACAATCGGACTTGAACCTTACGGCCGCCAGCTTGATGTAAGCTGGTGTTTGGATTTGCTTGGAATGTTCCTTGGCTAATTAAAACATCAGAAAAAGAATAAGCGGGACTTTACATCCCGCTTATTTTTTGAATTAATCAATATCAGCAATAGTTTCAACGAAGCAATTATAATAAATATATCGTTTTCCATCTAGATCAAACTTAACATATCCGCCATCATTAGTTTCAATATCAATCTTACCAGAATAACTAGCAATGATTTCACCGTCAGCTGTATATACATTAATTGTTCGTTCTAGACCATTACCAAAATCAGATTTCATATCTACTAATTGTCTTTGACAACTACTGGAACAACCTGTGAATAGAACTAGAATGAATAACGAACTTAGAATAACTTTTGTAATCATTCCAATGATTCTATATTTTTTATTTTTCATAGAAATCTCCCTCTAAATTAATACTTGTTAATGTTTACTGTAGATAGAATAAACTGATTTGCAGTGGCCATAATAGTAACAATCTTGGAAATTGTATTGATAGTACAAACGTCAGTATCAATACTAGACAGAACACTCTTATCGAATTCCTTTGTAACAATATTCATTGGACATTGATATTCGCCAAGAGATCTTACAATTAAATCGGAAGTATCTGATACAATACTAGAATACAGAAGATCAGTAATGTCAAAATATGCATCAGAAATAATCTGTGCAATCTTTCTCTTATGATCTGTATCATCAGATTTAATAGAATTGTACTTTTCAAATACTTCATTAGATGCTCTTAATCCTTCGAAGTTTGCACCATAACCTACACCATTGATCGTAGCAGAACGACAATTGAGCACAGCGTCTTCTAATAGATCACGTTCAGCATCTCTATCAGCAACACTAACACCACCAACAAAGATTTCTACCATCTTACCTTTTAAAGAATTAAGTCTCTTTTTAAGTGTATAAATATCTGTAGTATTATTACCTTCTACTTCAAGCTTAGAAATCTGCTTTTCAAGATAATCAATTCTCTGATTAAATAACTCAGAGTAAGATCCATCTTCCTTATACATATTCTTAGGAGTTACAAATGTAGTCTTATTTGCATCAGAAGATACCATTTCTGCACTACCACCGAAATCAGTTACAGTATCAGGTGTAGGTGCAATTCCGTTCTTAATATCTTCCTTCTGAATCTCTTGATCAAGATATTTCTTAATAGGCTTACAACCACAAAGATCACAAATATCTTCATATTGTTCCATATCACAACCTGCAATATCTGTGATAATATTCAACCAGCCACGATTAGCAGCAGATGCATTAGCCATTAACTGCATAAGACTATCAATATAAGATGAATAGTCACGAGAAATTCTTGGAGCCATAATAATAGTAGGAATCATATTTTCAGTCTTCTTTTCATTCAAAGGTTTTACAATATTATTATAAAGAATAGAATCCAAGAACAAACCCATTTCCATTGTATCAATAGGATCCTTAAATGCATAGATCTTAGGGTTACGAATTACACAAGAATTCTTAGATGTATCGTTAATCAATGTAGGATCGAGAAAACCACAATCCATAGTCATACCATTGATTTCTTTAAGATAAGTAGTACCATTCATAGATGCTTTTACGTCAATATAAACATCAAGACCAAATTCAGTATATACATCCTTAAGCATGTTTGCCAATTTTGTATTGCCATTAGTAGATGTAAGAGCAATATGATAAACATCATCAATAGTAGCAGGTCTACCATTAGACTTAATAACTTCACAAATTTCATCAGCGATTTCCTTAAATGTATCAACAATTGTAGCAGGTGTAATACCAGCTTCACTTTCAACATCTTCTTCATACTTTGCCAGTGCCTTAAAAATAATAGCAGACAGAATTGTAATAGATGTTGTCGAGTCACCTACTTTAATAGCCTGAGTTCTTGTTTCTTCTTGAATATCTGCAAGAACAGAATTTTCAATTTCACCAGCAAACTGGATCTTACTAAGGATAGTATGACCGTCCTTAGTATATCTTGGTAAAGCACCATTTGTATTAATTACGGTATTCGAACCATAAGGACCAAAAGACTTACTTAAATAAGTCTTAAGTTCATCCATAGTCTGAACCTGTGTTTCTCTAAGAGATTCCTTTTCTACAATATTAGAATAAATCATTTAGTTTCCTCCTTAATTATATTAATTATTTAATTGTTTTCGTGTTTGGTTTTTATTACATATCTGAGTGTAGCATAGTCAGAATCAGATTTTCTATAAGTGTCTATAATAGCAGTCTTAGAAAATCCACTAAACCACAAATAATGAGACAGTTCTACATCTGGATATGGCTTATCATCAAATGTAGTATTGAATTTGTAGTTTAATAATACTACTCTCTTTTCATTGAATTTATTTTTAAATTTGTATACATCATTTTTATTTTTGAAAATAAATTCTGTATACTCATCTAAATTAATATCAGATGGATCTTCCATAACAATCACGTTTACTTTAGAATGATATTTTCTTATTACCTTTTTCTCTTCTTCACTAGTACATAAGATATTTACATGTACATTGTTCATATTAGAGAATACAGATATAAGGAAAAATATTCCAGTAATAGCGAGATACTTATCCTCTTTTAAAAGATCAGAGTATCTCTTTAACATGATTTCTTTATAGATATTGTCTGCTAGTTTTTTATCCTTAATACATACAGTAAGAGGATTAGGATCTTCTCTATTAATAAGAAGGTGTTTAACTTCTTTTGAAGTCATATACATAACAGATTGATCTATAAATTCTGGATTATTATATTCTGCTTGTATCATTCTTAAAATAGAAAAATCCAAATCTATAACAGCGTTAAACATAATAAGATAATTATGATATCCAGAAGCCGCATTCTTTTCGTCTGATGAAGAAGACTCTACTTCTTTCTTAGTTCCATCTGGTTGTATTTCTTCAACCTTAATACTTTCAATCATACATACTGCACCTTTACTTCTTCTTTGTAATTTGTAGGTATAATAGTCAATTTATCTTCATCAACAACAATATCTTTTAAGAAAGAATAGTTATGAAAAATAAAGTTTGTTGCTGCTGATTCTGTCATAAATTTAACATTGTCAACATTCTTTGAGTTATTAAGGATATACTTACCATAATAATTCTTACTAACAAATCCTTTAAATTTATTGTATTTATCCATCACGGCAATAAGATATGCTGTTTCATTTTTCTTTTTTGAGTCCAATTTATATTCCTCCAGTTAATTAAAAATAATTATAACCCATGCAATAATAGAAGCTTCAATCAATATAAAATAAATGATAGGGTGAAACTTTAATACAATCTCTCTAATAAAAGAGTTTTTGTTTACAAATCTTACTACAAATTCTATAAACTTATTCTTTTTATCAAATTCAGCAAGACAAATAAATTGAAATGTAAAAATAAGCATGGATAATATAAAAATTATTAAAGGTATAATTGCTATAACCATATCATTTTCCTTTCTTAAAGAGAGAAGGGCATTTAACACCCTTCTCTCTTTATTTGTATTTAATCCATAATAGAACTGATATCATTCATTACTTCGTCATATTCAGCCTGATTAATCTTTGGACTACTATCAGAAACTGTAGTATTACCGTTAGAATTAAACCAACTAGACTTATTGTACTTTCCACCACCACTGGATTCAGTCTTAATTCCAAGCTTTTCTCTAGCATCCTTAATAAAGCTAAACATACGATTATTGTTATATTTGTCAGCTTCAAGAACACTAGATGCTACAGCATTAGTATAAGCTTCGATAAAACTACGAAGAATAGTTTCAATCATATCAAGTTCAATAGCTTCTGAATAATCAAAGTTCTTAGTAAAATCAGTACCACCAGCATAATCTGTAATAGAGTATACATCTGTGTTGATTTCGTAAGCGGCTTCTCCTTCTTTTGCACCGTTTTCATTATTGATAAGATTGATTACAATGAAAGTACCTTTCTTACCATACATCTTTTCACCATTTGCAATAAAGATAATACCCTTGTTTGTATTAACACCGATATTCTTATAAGCATCTGGATTCTCTCTATATACCTTAAGACAATGCAAAAACATCTGTGCCTTAGACGGAGAAAGATAAATATCAATATGATTATTTGTATCTACTTTATTAGCAGACCCTTCTTGTACCTGAATCGGATTCATAGTAATCTTAAGAAGAGAATTCCAATAAGTGAAACTCATTACAGTCTTATCGATAGTAGAGTTTGCGTTGAAAAATCTGTAAGTCGAACGTGTGGACGGAGTATATACTTCACCACCATTGTTCTGAAATGTCTGATTATTAGTGTTCATTTAAATTACCTCCTGGCTTTTCTTGCCATTATATTTTATTAAATTGTTTTAGGTATGTTAATTTATAACATACATGCTGCCTTCAATTACGACAACTTATTAATAAAATCCTAATGAAAGGAGATAGCAAAATGGCAGTAAAAATTATTAGTACTGGTGTTACTATGGTAGATGATGATGCTGATAATTCAGATGTCAGTTATAGTCTTAGAGATAATTTAAATAATATGAATCCTATACCAGATAATAATACTAGTAGAAAAAGATATGTCCCATTAGTCGGTAATTTATTAAATAAATTAAACAATGTTAATAGTATTCAATCGGATACAAGATGTGATGCTACTGGAAATTATGTAACTGTATTTTATCAAATGAATACAAAAAATAAATCATTTTTAGAAATGCATTATTATCTAAAAGCTAGAGGAATTAAAAATAATAAGTTTCATTTGTTATTATATGATAGAGATTTGGCAAATGTCGATCCTTATGATTTAAACCTTCCTACTTATATGAAACAGAAGATATTTCTAGAATGTCAAAGAAATTTCTGGTATTATGTAAGAGAAGTAGTTAGAGTACAAAGTCAAGGTGGTCCTTATGTAATGTATAAATTAGATAGAGGTAACCTTGCATTGAATTTCTGTTTTACATTAAATTTAAATATATATGAAGAACAACCTCGTCAGACAGGTAAGACTGTTGGTACTAATGTATGGTTCTCTTGGGTATATAACTTTGGTTCTCGTAACGCTAATATGATATTCTTAAACAAGAAACATGATGATGCTAAGCGTAACTTAAATGACTTGAAGAATATTATTAAAGCATTACCATCTTATTTAAGATTCGATCAGGCTTTTGGTATTGATGGTAAAAAACTTAAAGCTACTAATACTGTACAATATCTACAGCATAAGATTAACTTTAATAAAATTGAAGCTTTACCGATGGCTAGAAACCGTACATCTGCAATATCGTTACTACGTGGTCGAACAGTAACTAATTGCTGGATCGATGAGTCTGCATTCTTCCAATATCTAGAAGAGTCTTTGCAAAATGGTATGCCAGCATTAACAACTGCGTTTAGAAACTGTAAACAAAATGGTGCACCTCATGGTCTTTGTTTAACATCTACACCTGGATTCTTAACAACAGAAGAAGGTCAGTATATGTTTGATCTTAAAAATAAAATGACACCATTCTCAGAATTATGGTATGACTTCTCCTTACAGAAGTTAACTGAAACATTAAATGCGAATGAGAAATCTATATTTGTATACATTAAGACCACTTATCAACAATTAGGATTAAGTGAAGATTGGTTAAAGGAAAGAATTAAGGAACAGAACCAGAAGTGGACAGATATTAGACGTGAATATCTACTTGAATGGGCTACAAGTTCTGAGAATTGTCCTTTCACTCAAGATGAATTAAAGAACGTAGAAAGATTTGTTCGTAATCCTATTAAACAGGTTTATATTTCTAATTTCTTATTTAATATTTATTCCGAAATTAGTCCTAAAGATAAGACGTTAATTGGTGTCGATGTTGCTGCTGGTTATTCAAAAGACTCATCTGCAATATCTGTTACAGATTCTGCTACAACAAAACTAGTAGCTGACTTTAACTGTAACTATATTAATCCGGTTGATTTAGGTAATGTATTATACACTCTAGTATTAAACTATCTTCCTAACTCATTAGTTACAATAGAGCGTAACGGTGTTGGTACCGGTACATTAGCACAATTAATGAAATCTAGAATTCGTAATAATCTTTATTATGAAATCAAAGAAAGAGTTATTGAAGAACGTTTAGGATTCGGTACTAAATCTAATAAACGTAAACAAGTAACAAAGGTATATGGTGTAGACAACTCTAAAGAAGTAAGAGAAAGATTAATGGATTTACTTACAGATAGAGTTAGAGATCACTATGATAAATTTGTATCTCCTCAATTGCTAGAAGAATTAAAGAATCTAGAAATTAAGAAGACAGGTCGTATAGATCACTCTGCTAATAGTCACGATGATGGATTATTCTCTTATTTATATTCTATTTATCCTTTATATTATGGTAAGAACGTAAGAGAAAATTGGCATATAGATATTCCTACATTAAGAACTGCTAGTGACGAAGCTCAAGAAATCTTCCAAGATTATACAGCTACAGAGTCGGTTGCTATTGTAAAAGATATAGAAAATCTTGATAATGATGAAATGATAACAGAACAATTATCCAAACTTGACAAAACAAAATTATATAATCAATTCTTAGCAGAACAAAAAGCTGAGAATGATAGAGCAATGGCTGAAATATTAAGAACAAAAATTGGAAGAGAAGCTTATTCTAGACAGTTTAATATGAATCCAGATCAATTAGATAATATGGATCAAGATGGTTATGATATGTTAGGAGTTATAGATAATTTTTATAATATAGACGAATAAAAATGATGGAGGCTAATTAAAGCCTCCATCATTATTTTACTTAAAACAGAAGATTACCAATAATCAAAGCATCAATAATAGAATCAAGTGCATCATTATGATCTACCTGCTTAACTTGTTTTTTAGTTACGTTTTCTTTATTACAATTACAGCAATTAGATTTTTCTTTCTGATTAGAGCATTCTTTTACACACTTACTGATATTAGCATTTGCGATATCCTTAATAATAGTATTCTTAATATCATCTACAGACTTAATATCTTCGGAATTAGAAGAGTTATTCAATGTACCTTCAAATTTTACAATTTCCCATGTATTATCAAACAGTTCAATATTAGTTTCTTTCCACGGAACTCTGCCAAAACGACTTTCTACATACAGATATGGAGCAGTCATCTTAGAATATTTATCTGGATACTGAACCTTGATAACAACATCAGAAGACCACTTAGGAAGTCTCATACCATAGATACTAAAATCGTTAGGAAAAGTAACTCTACGCTTTGCAACATCATTGATATAATCAAAAGCTCTTCCAAAAGATAAACCTTTCATTGTAACTTCATACTTATCAATAAGATTAATATTTTCCATTTTTGTTTCCTCCTTAACATTATACATTAATAGACTTGTTTTCAAACTTCTTATAAGCATCGAAATAGATCTTGTTCTTATCTCCGTCATAAGTTAGTTCATAATACATACCATCAGGAAGACTTGTACTTAGAAGAGCCTTCCAATTCTGAAGAGCCTTTACTTGCCACACAACATAAACATCATCAAGTGTAAACTTAGTATTATCAGTCACATCCAAATGTGCCTTTGCATAGTTATACACTTCTTGTCTCATTTTTTCAATCATGATAAACGATTTTCCTCCTTTGCTACTGCCTTTATCTTATTTTCATCTTTCATAATGCTTACCAGCATGCTATCCTTATTATATTCCTCTAATTCTGCTTTAATTAATAAAATAGCATCTTGTAGAGGCATACCTTCAGCAATGACTTTAGAATTAATCATAACAATATATCGATTTTCATTCATGATTTCCTCCATTAAATATTTTATTTGAAAGTAGTTATATCTTTTCTTTCAATCTCTTCAAAACCGGTATCTCTTAATTCTTCTATAGATCTAATATCACAAATATTAATTGTTTTTATACCAGACATATTATCAGCAGAACAATCAACAGTTATAGTATCAACTACAGATGGTTTTACATTTTGATTTACAAAAGACATAACTTCTCTTTCAGGGCACATTGTAAAAGCTGTAATACGTCCAGTAAGTGTTTTCATACCAGACATATTATCAGCAACAGTAAATCTATATACTGTATTATTATCAACTTCAATTACTTTATGGGCTATTTTATTTCTTTCTTGATACGATAAATCAAGGATAAGTTTTATAATAGCTTTAGCGTCACATTTCAAAAAATTAATCATTGGAATACCTCCTTTAATTATTTATTGAAATGTTTGAGCTTACTCGTTATTTTCAGTAATACCATTATATTCTTTAATATCATTTTTAATTGGATCCTTTAGTCCAGAAGCATACACATTATTAATATAATCAGCAATAGATTTATTATTTTTATTTCTCTTTCTATTCTTCTTACTATTTCTAGATGTCAAAGGAACCATATATTCATTAATTTTGTTCATAATATCAAATAGATTATCTTCTACAATCTTATTTGTATTACTGTTATTATTAGTAAATGCAATTGTATAAATAGCATTAGAAGCATAATAAGCATAAATGTGTTCTTCTACAGTACCAACTTCAATAGCATCTGTAATAGTCTTTGCTAGAAGAACAATAAATGTCTTAGTATATTCTTCTGAATATCCCTGTGTCATAAGAGTCATCAAACAATGCTCAACATCTCTAGGCTTAGGATTAACATTGTTTATGGTTTCTCTATACTTATTACAGAACTTTTTCCAACTATCTCTAGCTTCTTTATAAGCTCTATTAATATTAGACGGAGTCTTAGTAATATTATCTCTTACTCTAGAAAAGTCAAAAGCCTGCTTATAATTATTAGAAACTGTGATCAATTGTTCTGCTTTTTCTGGATCAGCATCTTTAATCTTCTCGGCTTCTTCTTCCATCTTAGTAGTAAACTTTTCGTATACTTCATCAGAATACTCATCCATAATAGTACCACTAATATTATTCATAGGAGATAATACTTCTTTAAGTTCGGAATTAAAGTCTTTGATTTCATTATCGATATACGTATTATTTACAAGATCGTTAATGAAATTTTTTGCAAAGAAATTAATTGTAGCTTTATCAGCACCAGCAGACATAGCTTCTTGATTAATTACAGTTTTTAACGATTCAGGTAAAGCTTCAAATACATTGAACTTTTCACCAGACTTATATCTATTCATTACATCAATCAACTGCATAGCATCTTCACTAGATACATTGTCATAAGATTCAGTAAGAACAGATTTAATGATATTATCGTCTACAGTAAGACTAGTAGCAGGTACATCATTAAATTCTTCGATAGTCATTTCTCTATCTTCTTCTTTATTATTGTCAGAAGATTCACTAGAAGCTGTGTCAATAGCTTCCATTAATGCTTTACCAGATGTTACATCCTTAATTGTATCTGTTAGTTCATTTGCAACTTCAGAAAGAGATTCAATTTCACTCTTTACCTCAGTTTTTCTATCATTTTCTTCACTAACAACAGCGTTCGTATCTTCAACAGTGTTGTCAGTTTCTTCAGGAAACGAAGTTTCCTCAATCACCTCAACAATTTCTTCAGGTACAGTTTCCTCTTCTTCAATAATGTCACTGTCGTTATTTGTTAGACTTCTTCTGATTTCATCTTCTACAGAATTCATAGCATTGTCCTCCTCTGCTTTATTTCTAATTTTATTCATATACTTATCGTATATACCATTAGCTTTAAGAGAATTCATCTCGTCGATAGAAAGTGGAGTATCACTCTCAAAAATGCCTCTAATGATATCTCTTTCAATAGATTCTTTTTCCATTTCATATCCACGTTGTTCCATCTCCACAGGATCATAGAATTGTTGCTGAGATTTAACTTTATCCAGAGCTACTACGTCAGGATTATTAGATCTAGCAGAACATAACTTATCAACAAGAGAATTTATATCTTTGTCAGAAAGCTTATTTAAATATTCATTCGTCATATTTATCTTCCTCTCCATCAATATTATCTTCTTCTGGCTGTTGTTCAATAGATTCAGCTTGTTTTTGTGCTTCTAAATCTTGCATTAGCATAGATTGTAATTTAACACGAATCTCAGTAAGAATAGCAGGATTATCTACTACTTTACAAAATTCATCTTTAAAGATATTACCCATAGGAGCAATATTAGAATATAAGAAATCACACATTTCTTTAGAGTAATTAAAAGACAAGAAAGTATAGAAATCAATATCAAATCCAGATATATAATAAATTACTTCTCTGATTCTAGCAATTACAATATCAATATATTTAGCATTTCCACCATATACTTTTCTGATATAATTTGTGGTTGTGTCTTTATTCTTCTTATATTTATCAAGCCCCATATTATTATAGATCTCTCCACAATAATTATAAATATATCTTGAGAAGAAATTAATAATGTTTCTAGAATAACCAGAAACAAATAGATCATACATATTATATGCCAAGATATAACAATCTGGTTGATCTCCAATATATGTCAGATTAAAAGCATTACAAATCTTATTAATAATAGTAAGATATGTTTCTTGACGAATAGACTTAATATTGTCAGCATCATCTGGGAAATTATCTATCATACCGTTAAAGTTTAGTTCATATGAATTAACAATATTTGGATTTGATAGAGTTGGATTATAAGCAAATCTATTTGATAGGTTTGAATCAATTACATCCATTATATATGAAGAGTCAAACTTGGATAAAATATTTGCTATTTCACCTTCAGCAATGATATTATAAATACCACTATTTCTATATAATTCGTACATATTAATACCTTTCCTTTCATAGTATTTTTAATAAATTGTTAATGTACCTATAATTAACAAAAAAAGAAGGTAGGCTTTTGCACCCACCTCCTAAAGCTATATAATGAACACAATAGAATATGTCTTATTTAGAAAAGAAACTGATCAATCTGTTCATAATAGTTTCCTTATCGTTAATACCACTATAAACAGTCAGATTCATTTTCTTATTATCACCAGACATAAGTTCATTCTTATCAGCATGGTAAACGTCAATGATACCTTCAGGAATTTCAGCATCACCAATAATAATATTATTGGCAACTTGATTAACGGGTTCATTCTGCATTCTAGCAAAATTCTCCATCTTAGATAACAATGTGCTTGTAACATCGATAACGACGTCTTGTTTCTTATCAACACTAAGCATATTATACCCGTTATCTGTAATGACTGGATAAGTATAAATAAGTCCCTTCAGAATAATATTTGAAGGGATACCATAACTAGCGGCCCATTCTTCAAACATATCGGAATCATTTCGACGTAATCCAGTTGAAAGTTTGTAATCTTGCGTATCCTTATATACTGAATTTAATTCAAGATCTTCACTCTTATAACCTGATTCAGACTTCTCAAAATCAAGTACTTTAAGTGTTTCAAGAGCTTCATCGATGTTATCACGATTCACACACTTATGAATCAAGTTTCTTACAAGCTGTGCTCTAGAGATGCCTGTAATGCGTGACACCTTATCATACTTTCTTTTGATTTCTCTCGTGACGCAGCAAATATACATATGTCTATGCATATTTTCGTCATCTTTAAAATTATCAAACATTGGTACGTTAATAAACATTTTAACGTCCTCCTTTTAAAAATATTTGAGAGTGAGATTACTCCCACTCTCACTTAAATAATATATAAATTTATAATTATTTAGATCTTATGTTTTACTCTATCTCTCTCTTCGGCTTGTTTTGCAGAGTTCCATCTATCAACAGTAGAAGTCAAATATCCAGTGATACGTCTAATACGTTCAAAGCCAATACCATCTTCACTTTCTTTTCTATGACAGAATGGACACTCATCATTGATAACACCAGTATATCCACAAACAGGATCTCTATCTACAGGATGATTAATTGCACCATAACCAATATTATTGTCATGCATACACTCTACAACTGCTTCAATAGCATTAGGATTTCTAGAAGTATCTCCATCAAATTCTACATAACAGATATGACCACCATTACAAAGTTCATGGAAAGGTGCTTCTAATTTAATTTTTTCTTCTGCTGTAATATTGAAGTATACTGGAATATGATTACTATTTGTAAAGTAATCTCTATCAGTAACACCCTTTATAATTCCAAACTTATTTCTACATTGTCTTAGTGCTTTACCTGCATATGATTCAGCTGGTGTAGCAAATGTACTAAAGTTTAATTTATATTCTTCAGAAATCTTATCTGTAAACTCACGCATATGCTTAATAATAGCATATCCTTTATCCCAATACTCTTTTCCTTCACCATGATGATGACCATAAAGAGCAACCAATGTTTCCGCTAAACCTACAAATCCAATAGACAAACTACCATGTTTAATTACTTCACGGATCTCATCTTCAGGACCAAGTTTATCAGAACCAATCCAAACCCCTTCTCCCATTAAGAATTTCATATTCTTAACTTTGATTCTAGCTTGGATTTCAAATCTTTCCAATAACTGTTTCTTACAAAGTTCAAGATATTTATCAAGTAATTCATAGAACTTAGCTTCATCACCATTAGCAGTTAAAGCTAACATAGGAAGATTAATTGTTGTAAACGATAGATTTCCTCTACCGTAAGCAATCTCATTTTCAGGATCATAGACATTTCCCATAACTCTTGTACGGCATCCCATTGCACATACTTCTGTTTCTGGATGACCTGGTTTATAATACTGCTTATTAAAAGTAGCATCTTCAAATACATAATTTGGGAACAAACGTTTTGATGTTACTCTATAAGATAACAGAAGCAAATCATAATTAGGATCTTCTGGATTATAGTTTACTCCTTCCTTTACCTTGAAAATTACAATAGGGAAGATAGCTGTTTCTCCATGTCCTAATCCAGCTTCCATAGCAAGTAATAAGTGCTTAGTAATCATTCTACCTGCATTACTTGTATCAGTACCCAAATTAATTGAGGAAAACGGAACTTGAGCACCTGCACGTGAATGTAATGTATTAAGATTATGAACAATACCTTCCATAGCTTGGTAGCATTGTATTTCTGTATCGTCAATTGTCATTTTTATAATATCTTTAATATTTTTGATTAAATATACACTATCACCATCATAATCAGAACCATCATTATTTACTAATGTAAAAGAACGGTCTCTTCCCAAAAATCTATCAATAATTTCATCTGTAATAGAAATAGGTGTTTCTCCAGAATTATCATAATTTAATTGTTTATCTGTTTTAATAGACATATTAATACCACTATCAATAAGTCCAAATTCAATAGCTTTCTTGACATTATTATTCCATGCTTTTCTGAATGTCTTATAAATGCCAGGAGCCATAGCGTAATCAAAATTAGGTATTGCTTGCCCACCCTGTCGATCACTACAATCAACAGGACTATATCACGAACTTCACCTTCAAGTGGTCAGTTCCCAACGCACTTCGGAGCTGTATCAATCTCAGCCCTAACGATACTCGGTTACTCGGTCTTCTTATGCAAGACCTATCCTTTTTCTAGTCTCTAGACCTTCAATATATTATAATAATATAAAGCTTGGCACAGGATTCTTGCGGGCTCATTCCCTGTTAGCAAAAGAATTAATATATCATTTCCTATATAAATCTAAGCGATTCTTTCACACCTCGCTGATAAACGAGTTCACGTTGCTTTGCAATTATATATTTCTATATAATGGCACAGTTTTATCTATGCTGATCGTTCTGATTACTTTGAATAGCAATGGCTGCTAGAGTAGCGTAAGAACCAATAGAGTTTGGTTCTCTTAAGTGTCCATGTCCTGTGTTAAATCCGCCCTTAAATAACTTAAGACAATCGATCTGACAGCAGGTAAGAGTCAAAGCATAAAAGTCTAAATCGTGGATATGAATAAACCCATCTGTATATGCTTGTACGATATCTTTACTAATCATATTATTTAGATAATAATTCTTAGATACATTAGAACCAATCTGCAACATAGTTCCCATCGGAGAATCACCATCAATATTACCATTGTCACGTTTCAGATCATTTTCATATGATTCTGTATTTAAAAGAGTAGAGATTGTACTGGTAATAGAATCTCTTGTATTTCTGATTTCATTTCTCTTTTGACGATATAAGATATATTCTTTTGCAGTATCAGCGAATCCATTTTTAATAAGAGTTCGTTCTACAATATCTTGAATATCTTCTATATTGATTGTAGTAGATTTGATCTTTTGACAAAAAGCAAAACATTCATCATTAATAATATCTACCAACTTATCACAAACTTTAGAGTCAAATGTTTCATCAACATGAGAAGCTAGAACAGCTTTTTCAATAGCATTAAAGATCTTATCCTTATCAAAATCTACAATACTACCATTTCGTTTACGAGTTTTCATTCCATAATCCATATTAATGGACCTCCTTTTTAATTAGTTTATTTATAAGTTATAGATCTATTCAATAAAAAATAAACGAAAAATAAACGTCAACGTATATATAACGTACGTTGACGAGTATTCTTAGTTAATTCATAATGGGGTTATTTAATCATAATAGTTTGTATTATTGTCAAACATAAAGTACTTTTTATATAACTCATTAGCCTCATTAAAAGCGTGATCAATATTTTTCTGGTTTTCATCATCTTGTTCAGTCTGCTTCAAATTATTGAGGCAAGCAAGGATTTCTCCAATACGTGTACCAAGTTCAAATAATACTTCTTTAGAACAGAGCATACAAAGAATCTTATCAAGTTCTTCATTATGATTACTGTACATTGTCATGGTCATAAAATCACCAACACTAACATCATAATATTTCTCAAAGATATCTTTAAGCTCTTTTCTATTAGTAGTCATTGATAACTGAATTTTGACTTCCTCATCATCATCTTTTGAAACAGTACGATTTTCATAATATTCTTTATATTCCTCAACAAAGTTTTTAATATCTTCTGGTGTAATATTATTAATTATATTGTCTTTATTAGATAATGATTCCTCAA